CTGTGGTACACACTACTTCACCTCTTACCAAGGCAATGCGTCTACTACAATTTGCTTCGGCATATGCTGAAACAGAGGTAGCCGATGTTTACAACAAGAAGACAAAGATGGTGGAAAAGAAGCTTATTGTCAAGCTTTCTGACCCATCGTCCAAGCTCGATGCATTTATGGACGACATCGAAGGCTTTGGCGGCGAAAGCGTCATTGTCTTTGCGCAGTCCAAGCAGCTTGTCAACCTTCTTTCTGCACGTATGACCAAGGCCAAGATTCCTCACGGCCTAATCACAGGTGATCAGGACAGCAAAGAGCGCGAAGCGCACATGAAAAACTTCCAAGAAGGGGTAACCCAGTTCATCCTCTGCACCATCGGTGCTGGCGGAACTGGTATCACCCTGACAAAGGGTTCTGTCATGGTGTTCCTCCAGCGCGACTGGTCCATGATCGGTAACCTACAGGCAGAAGCCCGAGGACACCGTATTGGTTCACAGATTCACGACCACATTCTGATCGTTGACTATGTCACCGCAGGAACGGTGGAAGAGTTGGTGTTCGAAGCTGTAGAGGCTAAGACCAACAACCTACAAGCCATTCTACGTGATGCTGAGCTAATGATCAAGGTCTTGGAGAACAGAGCTACCAAGGATGATCTGCCTAACGAGCAGTTCGACCTAGACGCTACACGTGAGGAATTCATTGAAGAGTACGAGGAAGCCTCGTATGTCTGACAATGCCTCGGCAATTAAGGGATTGCTCGCAAGACTCTCCCGACTGGACAGGGATGGCCGGGTCATTCGGCCTCGGCCTCCCTTCCCGGTCAATACGAAACTGAAGAAACAACTAGAACAACAAAAGGAAAACAATGACTGAAGTCCAGATGCGTACTGACGCTACCGTGGAACTGATTGACTCTATGGGCACAGAAGAGAACATCGTACGTGCCGCTAGGGTTTCTACCCTTGGGGCCGAATCAAAGGGCGCAGAAGCCAACGCAGGGCTTGTGAAGTACCTCTACAAGCACGGCCACGGCACTCCTTTTGAGTCCTGTGTGCTCCAGCTTTACATGGAGTTCCCGATCTTCACCTCTCGGCAGGTAGTTAAGCACAGATTGTCCTCAATTAACGAGGAATCTGGCCGCTACAAGGAATTGGATGGGGTATTCTACCAAATTCACCCCGATAGGCCGCTAGTTCAGGTTGGAAAGACCGGAGACTACGAATTCGAAATGGGTGACCCCCAGATTCGTGAAATCATAGAAGGATTCCAGCGCAGCACTGCACAGAGCCTGTGGGAGAGCTACAAGACCCAGAAGGATATGGGAGTCTGTAACGAGGTAGCCCGTATGTATCTGCCGTTCGCGCTCTATTCCTCCATGTACTTTACGGCCAACCTCCGCAGCGTACTAAATTTCCTGTCCCTCCGTAAGGACTGGGGCGAGGACGCGGTGCACGCTTCCAAGGCGCAATTCGAGATTGCACTGGTGGCTGACAAGATTGCAGAGATCGTAAAGGAGAAGTACCCGACCGTATGGCAGTGCTTCGTGGACAGCGGTTATCAGGCGGTTTGACAAATGATGCAGGACAAGGTAGAATAGAGGTTATAAATGAGCATACTAACCGAACCGGTTCTGGGCAAGTTCCCGGAACTGATCGAAATCTCAAACTCAGAAATCCAGACATTCAAGTCTGACAAACGGCGGTGGTACCTCGGTAATTACCTTGGTCTTGCAAAGAACGAGAAGTCCGAAGTAGGGCCTCTCCCGCTGGGTACACGAATTCATGACTCACTGGAGCAGTACTACCTCACTGGGGACAACCCTGTGGATGTGTACAACCGGCTCCAGAGGGCTGATAACGAGCGGTTCATCGCCACATCTGAAGCTTTGATGGAAGATATGGTGAAGAAGTTCAATGACGAGTCTGAACTTGGGCGCGTCATGCTCGAAGGCTACATGGACTGGATGGATGAAGAGAATCCTGACTCCCACCTTGAAATTGTAGGTGCGGAGAAGAAGCTTGAATACAGGCTAACGGAATTCAACCCTCGTGTACAGCTTGTCGGTAAGGTGGATTTGCAGGTACGAAGGCTTGAGGATGACTCTAGGGCCACTCTTGACCACAAATCTGCTGTACAGTTCACCGACTACTACAAGTACGCCCACATGTCTGAACAGCTAATGATGTACACGATGCTGGAGCGTCTGAATCCCGATGAGGGGAACACTCGTGTTGATGGCGGAATTTACAATCTCCTGAAGAAAGTAAAGCGATCCGCTAGGGCAAAACCCCCGTTTTATGAACGAATCGATGTCCGATTCAACGAGAAAACGATGGACGCATTCTGGATTAGGACATTGGGTACCATTCGTGATATAATGGTAGCAAGAGATGCATTGGACAACGGAGCAGATCATCGATACATCTGCTATCCCAACCCTTCATGGGACTGGAAGACTGGCTCTAGCCCGTTTTTCCCAGTGTACTCCATGCTGGATGACGGGTCAAATGTAGAGGCATACTTGGAAGAGAATTTCCACCAAGTGAATCCTAACGCCCGATACGAAATACAAGAACAAACCAACTAGAAAGACGGCAGTAAATGTCCGATAGAGCATTGAGTTTCCTGATCCATGGAGCATCTGGTGCAGGAAAGACCACATTCAGTACGACAGGCCCTAAGCCTCTTCTCATCTTGGATGTGGAGATGGCAAGCAGGTTTGTCAAAGCTGAAATCAAAAAAGTCAAGTGGAATCCTCTCACCGAAAACCCTCCTGTAGACGATGGTACATGGGATATCTGTGTTGTCAACGTCAATGAGTGGAAAAAGGCTGAGAAGGCGTACGAGTGGCTCAAGAGCCGCAAGCACCCATTCAAGACTGTAGTCGTAGACTCCATTTCGGAACTTCAGGCCAAGGCCGTCGAAGACATCCGTGGTCGTCAGCAGCTACAGACTCAGGACTGGGGCAAGCTCCTTTCCCGAATGGCGTTCTTCTGCCGAGACCTCCGTGACCTTACCGGCGACGAGGATAACACCATCGAAGCCGTCGTGATCACCGCAATGTCCAAGCAGGACGGTGACGTTCTGAAGCCTTACCTACAGGGTCAGATTTCAGCACAGATTCCTTACTGGCTTGACATTACCGCATATCTTTACGTAACGCAAGAGACTGACACCGCAACGGGTGAGATTGTGGATACAAGGAACCTCCTTGTAGGCCGTCACCCGAACTTTGAGGCCAAGTCTCGCGTACCGGGTCTTCCGAATGTCATTCAGCAGCCGAATATCGCGGTCATGCTGGACAACATCTTTGGCCCTGCGTAATCATAACTGAATATCCAAGTAACAATAAAGTAAATTAGAGAAAGTAGCGAAAACACATGGCTTTGAAGAAATGGTCTGAAATGATGCAGGATGCGGAAACTGATGTTTCCGGTTACCAGCCCCTTGAGGATGGTGAATACTCCTTCGTTATTGAGAAGGCTGCAACTGTAGGTGAAACCCAGAAGGGTTACCCGAAGTTTACTGTCCGTGCCACGGTGGAATCCGGTCCTCGAAAGAATGCCGTCCACACCCACCACTTCAACGCGTCGGAATCTGCCTACGCAATGAAGAACTTCTTCTTCAAACCGCTCTACGCAATTGGGATTGCGCCGTCATTCTTGGCGACCGACCCCAGCAACGAGCAGATTGCTGAAGCATTTCAGGGTAAGCGGTTCTCCGCTCGCATTCAGCCCCAGCGCGACAACGCTGAGTACAAGGAAATGGTAGACTTTGCTCCTGCTTCAGGTGCGGTCCCTGCTTCCAACGCTGGAGTCCCGCAGGGCCTGACCCCGCAGCCAGCAGCACAGACTGTGCCTACTGTTCAGGTACCAGCACCTCAGGCCGCTCCTGCCCCGCAGGCACCGGCACCACAGGTACAGGCAGTGACCAACGCGTCCACTTCCCCGGCTGATGATGGTAACCCTTGGGCTACCTCCCCGCCACCGCCTCCCGCATTCGGCTAACCGCCGATAAATAAGAATGGCCCCTGCTACGGTGGGGGCCATTCTTGCCCCACCACTCACTAACAAAGAAAGAGAACATGCCCAAGAATACTAATGCCCTCGTCCGTGAATTCCACGGGACTTTCCGTGCTGCTATTGCCGAGGAACCCAGCATCACGACTGGATTTGAAGAGCTTCGAAAAAACCTGATCATCGAAGAGGCGGCAGAGACCCTGCTTGCCATCATGTCATCAGATGATGTAGAGTTTGCTGACGGTCTGGGTGATCTGGACTACGTCATCGAAGGTGCAGCCATCACCTTTGGTATCGATCTTCAGGAGGGCTTCGAGTATGCCATGGAAAGCCATGCGAAGTACAAGTACTATGAGCTTATCGGACTACTGGTACTTGGTGTTCGGCATCTTGGCCAAGTCCTGACCGAAGAGACGCGAGGTCAAGAAGACAACGAAGGCTATGATGTCCATACGGTTGAGGCACTTCTTGCCAACCTCAAGGGAAACCTCTGGACCATTGCAAACCAGTGGGGTATCCCGCTTGGAAAAATCATCGAGGCCATCCACGAGTCCAACATGTCCAAGCTCGACGCAGACGGTCATCCAATTTTTAGGGAAGATGGGAAAATCCTGAAGGGTGAGAATTTCTTCACGCCCACCGCGAAGATCAAGGAACTCCTAGGAGTCTAGTTGATACACTACAAAGACTTGGAGCAAAAGCTCCTTGCTATGGGCCATGATGAAAACGTGGCCCGAGCAGTAGTCTCCGCTATGGTCTCAGTGGACAAATATGGCCTCTCTAAGGACCAGAAATACGCAGTCTATAGTCTTATGAGTGCCGAGGGGTTTGAGGCCATTAGAGGGCTTCCTGACGCCGTTGCTTTCGGAACATGGACCAAGTTCGACTGGGGCAACATGCGGGACGGTGACTACGTGCGAGTCAAAAAAGATGCATACACAGCGCCTTCTGGTGTCAACCATAATGGTAAGATCGGCCGCATTGCCAACCTTTACGGGGGAAGATGCCGAGTCGATTACATCGGACTGGACACCGGCAGCGCGATGACACACCCAGTTGGATTTCTTGAATCCCTGAAAAGGGTGTAGAATAGAAGACCAACCAAAAGAACAACAAAGATAGAGGATTTATGAACGCCACCGTTTACTCTCTGCCTGTATGCGTACAGTGCAGTTCCACGTACAAGGCCTTTGATCGCAAGAAGGTACCCTTCACCACGGTAGATGTCTCTGTAGATACTGAGGCACACGAATTCACCAAGGAGCTAGGTTACATGCAGGCTCCTGTGGTGGTCATCCGAAATGCCGAAGGCGATGTACAGGACCACTGGAGCGGGTTCAACCCGGAAAAGATCAACGAATTTGCACAGGCGGTCAAGGCCGCTTGATAGTTTACTTCTCTAACGTATCGAATTTCACCCACCGGTTCGTGGAGAAGCTTGAAGTACCTGCCTCGCGCATTCCGATTAAGGCGGAAGAGGCAGGTACTTTTACTATCTCCGAGCCATCCACCCTAATCCTGCCGACTTACGGAGCAAACGGTCGAGACTTTGTTCCCAAGCAGGTTATCAGATTTCTGAACCAAGAGCAAAATCGACTTTTGATCGATTCTGTGATAGGATCAGGTAACATAAACTTCCTCGAAGACTACTGCCGTGGCGCGGAAATTGTAGCTGAGAAGCTTTCGGTACCCCTGCTTTACCGATTTGAATTGGCGGGAACACAAGACGATGTTAAAAACGTAAAGAACGGATTACACCTTTGGGCAACAAAATCACGGATGAATCATTCCTAGACTGGAATGCCAAACTAAACCTGTGGACAGACGACCACAAGATCAATTTTGACGCAGACAAGGAAGCGGCACGTCAGTACCACTTGACCGAGGTCAATACAAAGTACATGCACCATCCTTCCCTAGAGTACAAGCTTGACTACCTGTTCGTCAACGGGTATTATGAGAAGGAAATCTGGGACCGGTACGAGATGTCCGACATCAAGGATGTCTACAAGTACGCCTACAGCTTCAAGCACCGCTTTAGCTCCTTCCTTGGGGCCAAGAAATTCTACGATGCCTACGCATTGAAGACTTTCGATGGTAAGACATGGCTGGAACGCTTCGAGGACCGTGTTGTGGCTGTAGCTCTGGAGCTTGCCAACGGTGACGTTCGCCTTGCATTGAGCATGGTAGAGGAAATGATCACTGGTCGTCTTCAGCCAGCCACTCCGACCTTTGCCAACTGTGGCAAGATGCAGCGTGGCGAGCGTGTATCCTGCTTCCTGCTGGACATTCAGGACTCCATGAACTCCATTGGTCGTGCTGTGAACTCCGGTCTCCAGCTTTCCAAGCGTGGCGGTGGTGTTGGGTTCAACATCTCCAATATCCGTGAGCTTGGTGCGCCCATCAAGGGACTCCACGGTATGGCCTCAGGCGTTCTCCCGGTCTGTAAGATTCTGGACGACGCTTTCAGCTACGCAAACCAGCTTGGTTCCCGTCAGGGTGCCGCAGCGGTATACATCTCTGTCCACCACCCGGACGTTATGCGCCTTCTGGATGCCAAGAAAGAGAACGCTGACGAAAAGTCGCGTCTGAAAACCCTCTCCATCGGCCTCGTGGTGACCGATAAGGCCTACCACCTTGCTCGGGACGGCGAAGACATTTACCAGTTCTCGCCATACGATGTTGAAAAGCACTATGGTGTACCGTTCTCCAAGGTGGACATCACCGAAGAGTACGACAACATGGTCAACAACTCTGACATCCGCAAGACCAAGGTCGATGCGCGAGGTTTGTTCCAAGAGGTTGCCAAGATTCAGTTCGAATCCGGCTACCCGTACATCCTCAACATCGACACCGTGAACAGAGCTAACCCGATCCACGGTACCATCGACATGTCCAACCTCTGCTCTGAGATTGTTCAGGTCTCTACCCCGTCTGTACTTCGCGATGATCTCTCATATGTTGAGGAAGGCCGGGACATCTCCTGTAACCTTGCTTCGCTAAACGTAGCACATGCTATGGTTGGTGGCAACCTTGCAAAGACTGTTGATGTCACAATCCGCCTGCTTACCGAAGTCTCTGACATCTCTTCCATTGACTCGGTTCCGTCCGTACGAAATGGTAACGAGAAGTCCCACTCTATCGGTATGGGCCAGTTCGGTCTCCACCAGTTCTTCCTACAGGAGAATATGCAGTACGGTGACGAGAATTCTCTAAACTTCACTGACATCTACTTCATGATTATGAACTACTACGCCTTGAAGACCTCAAACGCACTCGCTCGCGAGCGTGGGCAGAAGTTCTTCGAGTTCGAGAAGTCCAAATACGCCGATCCGATGTACCTGTCCGACAAGTACAGGGCGCATGGACTCTATGTAAATGAGAACACCAAGGCGATCTTCGAGAAGTATGGCATCGAAATCCCGTCCATAGATGACTGGTATGTTCTGGCGCAGGACATCGCCAAGGATGGTCTTTATAACGCATATACCCAAGCCGTACCCCCAACTGGCTCCATCAGTTACATCAACGGTGGTACATCCAGTATCCACCCTGCTGTGTCCGCTGTGGAAATCCGCAAGGAAGGCAAGCTGGGACGCGTGTACTACGCCACACCGGGCCTCTCTAACGACAACATCGATACGTTCAAGGACGCCTATGACCTTGGTCCAGAGGCTGTCATCGACATCTACGCCGAAGCGCAGAAGCACGTTGATCAGGCTATGTCTCTGACATTGTTCTACAAAAATAGCGATACAACCCGGACTGTAAACCGAGCCATGGCTTACGCCTTTGGTAAGGGGATTAAGTCGTTGTACTACGCACGCGTACGTAGTGAATCCATTGAGGGTCTTGACGATTCGACCTGTGTATCATGCACACTTTAGTAAGAAAGCGACATAATGACTAGAAAAGTAACAGCGATCAACTGGAACAAGGTCCCTGAGTTTGAAAAAACCATCTGGAATAAGCTCACAGAGAACTTCTGGCTACCAGAGAAGATCAGTGTAAGCAATGACGTATCCACATGGGAAGCCCTCTCCGACCACGAGAAGCAGACCACCATGCGCGTCTTTGCAGGTCTAACCCATCTGGACACCATTCAGGGTACCATCGGGGCTGTGAGCCTCATTGGGGACGCTTCAAACCCGTTTGAAGAGGCTATCCTGACCAACATGGCGTTCATGGAGTCGGTCCACGCCAAGAGCTATTCTTCGATCTTCTCTACCCTGTGTTCTACACGAGATATCGATGAAGTGTTCCGCTGGACTGAGACCAACAAGGAGCTTCAGTACAAGGCTGATACGGTCATCAAGTATTACGAGGGTGACGATCCGTTGAAAAAGAAGATTGCGTCTACAATGCTGGAGGGCTTCCTATTTTACAGCGGTTTTTATCTTCCGCTCTACTGGTCCTCGCGTGCCAAGCTGACGAACACGGCTGACCTGATCCGCCTTATCATCCGTGATGAGGGTGTACACTCGTACATGATCGGTCAGTGGTTCCAGAAGGCGTACGAAAAGGAGACCCCTGAGCGTCAGGCAGAGCTAAAGGAGTTCACCTACGATCTCCTGCTTGACCTGTTCGAGAACGAAGTGGACTACACACGTGATCTCTACGATGAGATGAACCTCACCGTGGACGTGACCAAGTTCCTGAAGTACAATGCGAACAAGTCCCTTCAGAATCTCGGCTTCGAAGCGATGTTCCCCAAGGATCAGACGGATGTTTCGGCATCGATCATCTCCGCTCTGGGGGCAAACTCCGATGAGAACCACGACTTCTTCTCCGGTTCCGGTTCCTCCTACGTCATCGGCAAGGTCGAAGACACCACGGCGGATGACTGGGCGTTCTAATTGACAATGAGGGCAGGGTCTGTTAAGCTGGAGCAATGACTACTCCAGAAGAAAACGGACCCTGCCCTCACTGCTCTGCGGAGCCGGGAGAGCGGCACAGGCAATGGGATGACATTGCACGATGCTACTACACCGGAACACAACTGATCCAGTGCGGTTGGCACCCCGACGACGAAGATGAAATCAGCGATTACGAGCGCTCGACCTACAACGCCGTACACCCCAATGGCGAATGTTCCCCAAGCATCTGGGACGGGGAATACCCCGGAACTAAGCAGTGCCGAGAGCTAGGCTGGTACACCGATCCCAAGTCCATCTGGGGCTACATGGAGGACCTGAATGCTCTCGTGTACGCCGCGCACTTTGGTACGTGGGATGTGGAGAACCAGAAGTGGACCATGACCGAAGAAGCGAAGAAAGCGGCGGAGAAATACCGGGAGCGAGTCAAGTGACAAGACTAGCTGAGGACCTGAAAGAGATACGTTTCAAGGTCACACAGATAAAGAACACGTACAAGAACACCGGCACCATTGCTGAATCCGATCTAGAATTTCTCTGTGACAGAACAGTGGGACATGTTGCCCTGACACATATCGCAGAGGGCGATTGGATCAGGCTCAAAACCCTTGAAGTAACTTCCACTCTGGAGATTCAAGGCCTAGTCGAACAGTTGGAGGGTAAATGAGAGACCACAGAGACGAACACCCCGGATGTAAAGTTATGTGGCCGTGGCTGAGATGGTGCAGCAACTACCGGTACGCGTCCCAATTAGTCCAGATGTGTCTGGACGATATCCAGACAATGGACCCGCAGGAACTCTACGAACAGTTCCGAATTTGTAAACAGTACCATTCTGTGACGAAGTACCGCTCCGGTGCACGTAACACTTACATCTCTCATAGGGAGAAATGGAGCGATGACTACGACGAGATTGAGGCCACGACCCGGATGATGGAGGAATGGACCCCTATCGGTGACCCTTTCTACCAAGGCAGAAGTTTTCGGGAGCAGGTAGACCACCTATACTTCAATCGACAGCAGGTCAAGGCTGTCAACGCACTCTATGCCTATGGGATGTTCGACAGAAGCACTGGAGTAATCGTGCTTGACAACCTGAAGAAACTGAAGTAGGCTATGAACATGACAAACGAAACCGCAGTCCTAGACGAGGTGCTGAACGCAACCTCCCTCATGCACCTCGAAGGTGCTGACGGCAAGAAGCCGAACCGTGTGTTCCTGATGTACGCACGCAAAGTTCACCCTGACATGTTTCAGGATGAAGACCTCAAGGCCAAGGCTGAGCAGGCAATGGCCCACCTTACGGTCCTCAAGGAGCAGGGTGAAGGCAAGGTCTCCGGACCAAATGCCTCCAAGCCTCGCGCCAACCAGAACGTGGTGCGAACCAAGAAGCACACCTACGAACTGAAGCACATCTTCCATAAGAACGACACCTTCACCAAGTACAACACGACGTACGACGATGGGCACAAGGAAGCTCTCCTGTCCATCCTCAACTCGCCGCAGGATACGGACCTCGCAGAGGCACACGTGGAGGCAATCAAGCGTCTGAAGGATGTTCCGGACGATTACCGTCTGTTCTTCCCGGCTCTGATCGAAGATTTCAAGTACCGTGAAGAGTCTACCGGCAACGAACGCATGATCATCGCCACCCACGAGGCTCCGGGTTTCCGTACAATGGCTGACATCCTCGATGTCTACCCTCAGGGTATCTCTGGCCGTGACGTTGCATGGATGTTCCGCCGTATGCTTGTGGCAGTCGGTAACGCACATGAACTTGGAATTGTCAACGGTGCGCCGAACTTCGACTCTTTCATGATCCATGACGCACAGCATGGTATGATCCTCACGGACTGGCAGTACTCCGTGGAGATCGGCCAGCCTCTGAGGGCATTTTCTTCCAAATACAAGGCATATTACCCCAAATATGCCTTGGAAGGTGAGCCTGTAGATGATAGGCTTGACCTGTACATCATTTCGAAGATGGCAGAACTGCTTCTGGCACAGGACCAGCCACAGCAGCTTCGAAGCTTCTTCAAGGGTTGCCAGCTTTTGAAGGTTCCGAACGCGGCAGAACTGCTTCGGGAATTTGACACCCTGCTCGAACGGGTGTATGGTGAACCTAAATTCAACGTCTTTAGTATGAACAAATAGAAAAGGAGAAATATTATGGGTAATGGTGGATGGAGCGCGTCCAACTACGCGGCAAACACTCAGAGCAAGATCGCATCGGGTACGTCCTTCGGGTACACCCGGCAGACCAAGTCGTCTTCCCTTCACGACTGGAAGACGCACGAAGACCTTGACCCCAAGCGTCTCGCCGGTCAGGGTTCCCCGTTCGTCGGTCAGGCTGTCCGAGAGTCCCGAGACAGTGTCGATCACCCGAACTCCCTGCCGATTGTGGTAGGATTCGACCAGACAGGGTCCATGGGCCGTGTTCCGACGATCACCCAGACCAAGCTTGCAGGCCTCTTCGGTCTCCTGCTCCGTCAGGGTTATGCTGAGGACCCTCAGGTGATGATCGCGGCCTATGGTGATGCATTCACCGACCGTGTCCCGCTTCAGGTTTCCCAGTTCGAGTCCGACAACCGGATCGATGAGAACCTTGACAAGCTCTTCCTCGAAGGAAATGGTGGCGGCAACGGCGGTGAGTCCATGGCTCTGCTGTGGTACTACCTCGCATTCCACACCGCAACGGACGCTTGGGACAAGCGTAAGAAGAAGGGCTATGCGTTTTTTGTAGCCGACGAGGTCACCCACGAGGTTCTGCCTCAGCAGGTTAAAGACCTCATCGGTGATGGGGAGCCTCTGACTTCTGACCTCTCTGCAAAGGGACTCGCCAAGGCTGTACAGGAGAAGTGGGACGTTCGAATCCTCGTGATCGACAACATGTCCGCAAAGATGCAGGGTTCCGTCAAGTTCTACGAGGGCCTGTTCGGCAAGGATCACGTCCTTGTCGTGGAGGACCCGGACTCCGTCACGGAGACCATTGCACTCGCAATCGGCGCTCTGGAGGGTAACATCGACATCGATGCAGACGCTGAGGACGATCTTCGCTCCAGCGGCTCCAACGAGGTAGCTATCCGCTCTGCGGTCAACGCTACGGCCAGCCTTAAGGGCTTTGCCGGTAACAAGATGGTTGTTGCCGGTCAGCTTGACCTCGATCTTGGCCAGTCCGGTAACGGACGCATCTAATTGAAAGGGTGTCTAGTCTCCGGACTGGACACCCTTTCTTTTTTAGTGTAAGCTGAAGACATGAAAATAGGAATTGACATAGGAAACGTCATCATTGGTGGCGGTGGAGACGACACACAGTTCTTCACCGACCAGTTCTTACAGACCCCAGCGGTAGCAGGGGCGAAGATGTCCATACAGCGTCTGGCAACCCACGATAAGGTCGAAGTCATCCACATCATCTCTAAGTGTGGCGTGAAGACCGAAGAGCGGAGCATCCACTGGCTCAACTGGAATAACCTTCTTGGTGCTACAGTGCGCCCACACAACGTACACTTCGTACGGAAGCGGCACCTAAAGGCTCCTATGGCACAGGCCCTTGAGCTTGACATCTTCATTGATGACCGCGAGGACGTCATTGACTCTATGCAGGGCGTCGTCAAGCATCCGATTCTCTTTGAATCATGGGAACAAACGAACGCAGAACTGGAAAGGATTTTTAGTGGGAAAGCATAAGGTAGTCGTCGGACTCGGATTCGGTGACGAGGGCAAGGGTACGATTGTTGACTACCTGACCGCTACAGAGGAAGTAGACTTTGTTCTGCGTTTCTCTGGTGGACCACAGGCAGCACACAACGTTGTCACGACTGACGGTCGTCACCACACGTTCTCTCAGTTTGGTTCCGGGTCTTTCAATGATATCCCGACCATCCTGACAAAGTACATGATGATCAACCCGGTGTACATGGGTAATGAATCTGATGCACTGTCCGAAAAACTGGGCTACGACGCCATGAACATGATGACCATCTCGGAGAACTGCCTGCTGATTACTCCGTGGGCAGTTGCCTACAACCAGCTTGAAGAGCTTCGGCGCGGGGCTGATGCCCATGGTTCTTGTGGGCAGGGTGTCGGAATCACACAGAAGTTTGCTCTGGATTACCCTGACCTTGCTCTCCGCGCTAGCGACATGCTGCTTGATCGGGACTCCTTTACCGCAAAGGCAGCACTGGTACAGGAGCTTCTGAAGGCTGAATATGGCAAACCGGGCAAGGAGTTCTTCATGAAAATGGATGGAAACGTTCGGACGGACCTTGTTCGTACTCCGGGAAACGTCCATGCCATGTTTGAGTTCTTCATGAAGGACTATATGCCAATCATCGTCTCTGACGAGGAAATCCTGAACTTGGTTCGGGAGTTCAACTGCGTCTGGGAAGGCTCACAAGGCGTTCTGCTGGACGAATGGAAGGGTTTCCACCCATATACCACGTGGAGTACCACAACGTCTCAGAACGCCCTACAGCTTCTCTCAGAGGCAGGTGTTCCGAGGGAGGATGTGGAGGTTGTCGGTGTTACCCGTACATACCACACCCGTCACGGTGCTGGACCCTTCCCGACAGAGGACCCCAAGCTGCTTACGGAGTTCCCAGAGGCCCATAACGCCACTGGAGTATTCCAAGGCGCATGGCGAGTTGGTGCTTTGGACCTTTCTCTGCTATACTATTCTATAGCGGCAGACGGAGAGATTGATTCTCTGGCTGTTACTCATGCTGATGTGGAGAAGGTGTATGTCTCTGACAACAACTACGTCCACATCAAGGATCGAATGGGTGGGCTGGATGAGCAGGAAGAGATCACTAAGTATCTTTCCAGTCTTCCTCTGCCTTACCGCTGGGAGATGGCGAACTTTGGCCCTCTCCTGCAACTCATCGTGCGTGAGACCAAGACTCCGATCTCGATTCTTTCGTTCGGTCCTCGGGCTGATCAGAAGATTCCCGGTTCTGTGGGATTGAACTGGTATCTCACAGAAGTTGACACTCCTACTGAGAGTATGGTAGAATAGATATACAACGGCAGGGAAACCTGCTTATACATCCTTCGTCTAATGGCTAAGACTAGAGCTTCCAAACCTCTCGATGTGGGTTCGATTCCTACAGGGTGTGCGAGTTTGACTTAAATGTCAAGCTGTGATACAATTAAGTATCACTTTCAGGGTATGGGAAAGTCTGGCAATCCGTCTGATTTGGAATCAGAAGACCGCAGGTTCAAATCCTGCTATCCTGACGTTAGGTACCTGTGAGGTTCGCCCTCTATGGTCGGTGGACTGGGTCCACGGTAAAGCCTATACGCCTAGCAGTACCTCCGTGAGTGATGGAGGCTAATATCACTCAATCGGGGTGTGGGCCAGCTTGGTTAGGTCGCTCGTCTTGGACACGAGAGTATCGCAGGTTCGAATCCTGTCATCCCGACTCATAATTGAATATCATGTTGTTGAATTTCGTAAAGGGAAGCTGTCTCTTATACAGGAAAACAACGAAGGAAACAACATGAATAACAATGATGAACTGCAAACACTTCGCGAGCGTTGGATCGATCTCCCAGAAATGGGCTATTGGGACTACGAATGGGATGAATTTGCAAGCTTTTACGATCCGGTTACACGGATGTTCTACTGGCTAGAAGGCTCAGGCTGTTCTTGCAACTACCTTTGGGATGATGTAAGATCAGTAGGCGATCTTAGTGTCGGTCGAAAAGAGGAACTTTTGAGTGCAGCAGCTTCATTCTCGGATGGACGCTACGACTCAGAATTCCAAGCGCTTCGTGACGCTGTGAGTAAAATCCAGTTGTAACGGGCAATCCGGGGAAACCCGGTCAATGGGCGTGTGATGTTCAATGGCTAACATTTCTGGCTTCCACCCAGACTATGCAGGTTCGAATCCTGTCACGCTCACGCAGTACAATGCTTCTGTCGTATAATGGCAATTACCTCTCCTTTGTAACGAGAAGATGGGCGTTCGATTCGTCTCAGAAGCTCGCAGTAAATAGTGCTTTCTTAGCTCAGTTGGTAGAGCGGCTGTCTTGTAAACAGCAGGTCGTCAGTTCGATTCTGACAGGAAGCCCGTAATAACTAAATAATGGTCCTGTAGCTTAGACGGCAAAAGCGTCGGCTTGAAACCCCGAAGACCACCGGTTCGAGTCCGGTCGGGACCACGATTGGACGGCTCAGCAGGTAAAACTGCCCCTGAGGGGAAGCTCGAACCGCCCAGCATTGTCCCATGGTGTAATGGCAGCATAGGAGCCTTTGAAGCTTTTGGCCTAGGTTCGAGTCCTAGTGGGACAGCGTAAAGTATGATACAATTGATTAGTCCGACCGTAGAATTGCCGATAGTTTGGAGAAAAACCATGGCAGAAAACGAAAAGTACCCCAAGAAGGAACCGATCCGCGAGAAGATCATTGGCTCTGTTGATGGAGACAAGGTCAATCAGGGACAGCACTACCCTGAAAACTCGACCCCTGTCACCACCGATCCAATCGAGGGTGCAAACTACGCAGATGGCGAACCACGCAAGGTTGAAAAGAAGTAATTCTTTCCAATAGATAGGCGGGGCGAGTCATCGTCCCGCCTTTTCTATAGGTATTGACAATAGAATATGATCTGGTATGATGTAATTGGCAGCATGAGACACTCTGAATGTCTTCGTTTAGGTTCGAGTCCTGATACCAGAACTGTGTAATTCCGGACGAGGCCTAATTAACCTCAGACGGCGCTGGAATAGCCGAACTCGCGATTCGGTCCAGAGGTTGTAATAGTGTATTGGTGAGCACCGGCCCCGCGAAGGGGCCAAGGTAGGGTTCGATTCCCGTTACAAGATTACATTTAATGGCATATGGTGCAATGGTAAGCACGTGATCCTGATAAGATCAAGATTCGAGTTCGATTCTCGGTATGCCTACGGAAATATCAAACGACGAAAGGAAAAGTAATGGATGCTCTTGGAATTGTATTGGCAATATTGGTTGGTCTCGCAGTTTTGATAGGCATCGCATTCTTTGGTTTCGTTGTGTGGTTTATTTACAAAGTCTTCCGGCAGGTCTTCAATGGCCATAAGGAATTCGATAAGCGTTGGAATGAAGGTCCCTTCAACCGACGATAGTCGAAGTTATGCCCCGTTGGTCTAGTCAGGTTTAGGATTACTGGTTTTCACCCAGTCGGTCATCGGTTCAAATCCGATACGGGGTACGCAATATTACCATGTCCCTATAGTATATTGGAAGTACGCCTGATTCTCAGTCAGGTAGGGCGGGATCGTTACCCGCTAGGGATACGAGGCATCTATGCCGGTAGTACAGGTCGCGGCTGCACCTAGTCTACGAAAATAGTATGGAGTCGAGGCGACTGGAAGCAAGTAGTCTTGAAAACTATCGTGGGTACCTAGTACGGCCCTAGCAGGTTCGAATCCTGTCGGCTCCGCTCGTTGGGCAGATCGCATCTGTCTAGGATGGTAACCTGTTCCGGATGCATACGGACAAACAGCCCCAAGCCTGCTTAACTCAGTGGCAGAGTAGCTGCATGACTCGCAGCCGGTCAGAGGTTCGAATCCTCTAGCAGGCACTCGATGGTACCGGGCCAACGATTCGATAAGTATCTAAAACCAAAACGGCTCCTGAAACGGAGAGAAACTACCCCAGTAACCGAGGAATAACGGCCAGATACCTGTAACTCTCGAAGTGCTGAGATGGAAGCGATCCGAATGGTTAGGGATCATCTTGGAAAGGTGACGCGGGTACCTAGTACGGCCCAAGTGGGTTCGATTCCCACCGCTTCCGCAATTAGGCCGGTACCTCTTGGTACCGGCCTTTGCTGTATAATGGATAGTTGATATTCATCATACTAGAGGAACCCCACATGAACAACGAAGATCGCGTACTAGACTGGGCACCCCGCCACGATCCACGATCACTAGCCTTCCCTGTTGCCGCTGTAATCGCGGAGAGGCCCCGTAGGAGGAACAAACTATGGAAGGTCGGGGAAATACTAGACCAAGGCCGTGAAGGGGCCTGTGTGGGCTTTGGATGGACTGCTGAGGCACTTGCAACACCTGTGGCTGTGGACCTCAACCGCTTGGCTGTAGACGTACCACGTCTGCCTACACAGTACGCTTTGAATTTGTACAAGCGTGCACAGAAGATTGACGAGTTCGAGGGAGAAGACTACGGCACCTCTGTAAACGCTGGAGCTAAAATCTCGCGAGAGAATGGCATCGTGAAAGAGTACCGCTGGGCGTTCGGTATCGATGATGTTGTGGACGCAATCCTGACCAAGGGTCCGGTTGTTCTCGGTATTGAGTGGCGTGACGGTATGTACCGGGCACCGAATGGTGTTGTCTCTGCGACTGGTAAGGTTGTGGGAGGCCACTGCCTACTAGCCGTAGGCTATGTGGTAAAATCGGAGAAGCTCGGTGGAGAAGACGGCATCATCCTTCAAAACTCGTGGGGCAAGTCGTGGGGCATCAATGGACTCGCACAAATCCGAGTCTCCCAGCTTTCTGACCTGCTCGATAATAACGGAGAAGCAGCAATCGCCACAAGACGTAGCTATGGTCGCACACTCCCCAAGAAATAATGGTACAATAGATAAGTAGAAAACCCTACGGAGGAATTATGTCAAAAGAGAACCCAGCAGATTACGGCTCTCCGAAAACCGAACTACCCCTGAAGAACCTCGCTGATCAGCCCCTGAAAAAGGATGTGAAAGCTGGCAAGGTTCTCACAGCCGACTCCGAAACCAAGCTCTCCACCGAAACTCCCGACCCGAATGTAACTTCTGTTGGCGGCACCGCTGACACTGTCACCTCGGGCACTGTGACTGGGGATGCTAACACCACCCGCAGCACTACACGTACTTCGCGAAGCACATCAACGACTGACGGAACCTAACTCGAAGAAGTTCCCTTAGGCCGTGATGTAGCCCCGAGTCACGTAAAACAAATCGGGGCGCTTTGCGTTTGACAGACCTACCAGACTCTGGTAGAATAGTTACATATGGACGGGGCGCTGGGCGCAAGCATCCTTTACACGGAAGCTCCGGAGGGTTCGATACCCTCTCCGTCTACGTATGGTTACTGAATCCATCTGACCGCTCTTTGGTAGAACCCCTAGAGTCCACAGTAGTCAGGCTAAAATCAGTATGCACCCTTATCCCAATTGGCAGAGGACTACGGCTTAGACCCGTAGCGTTGAGAGTTCGAGTCTCTCAGGGTGCACGGTGGCCAGTTAACGGGCCGCAAGGAAGGATGTGGGTTCGATTCCCTGCTGGCTGCAAACATCTTTCCGCCTGCTTCCTTACCCCAATTGGCAGAGGGGCTGGCCTCAAAAGTCAGTAGTTGAGAGTTCGAGTCTCTCAGGAAGCACGTAGTTGACATTCAACCAGAGTCGTAGTACACTGGGGGGATGGAAACGACATTTGATGATGTAAAACGAGAAGCAGTTCTGTCCGGTGGACAGACAATCCACGCCTTTCACAAGAGCGGTCAGTGTTTCGGGGAATTTTGCCCAGTACACGATCCGTCAGATCATAAGCTTCGGGGGTATGATCTGCACTACAACTTCATGGCTGGGAGCTTCTTCCGCGATGTAGACGGTGAAATGGTGGTCGATCCTGATGATTACGTCCTCAATACCGCAGGGAAAGTGATTGTTTTCAATCTCATTTCTTGCAACCATTGTGGTGATCTGGTAGCATCCACACACAGGCACGATTTCCGTAGCTGTTCCTGTGGGAAGGTTGCCGCAGATGGTGGAAGTGCATACTTACGCAGACTGGGATCGGCGGGAGACTTCAAGGAACTGTCGGTTATTGCGTATAAGTAAGTAATTTGCGCGGTGGTCCGAACGGTTGACGGAAAGACTCTTATAAGGTCTCTGAATGGGTTCAACTCCCATACTGCGTACGCCCTCGTAGGCTAGAGGATAAACCGGAGCGCTACGAACGCTCAGTCACAGGTTCGATTCCTGTCGAGGGCACTTGACCATCTAGTAAATAGATGGTAGAATAGATGTAACACGACGGCAATTCACTTCCGGATGGAAGGGGTTGCAGGATGCCCTGTTCGCCCGAGCAGTAGGACCGTTCTCTTGGCTGAGGTAACCGGCAGGCCACCGGGGAAGTAAGCAATCGGGCAATGCCTCTATAGCTCAACGGAAGAGCAACGGTCTTCGAAACCGTTTGTTGGGAGTTCGAATCTCTCTAGGGGCGCTTTGGGTGGAGTGGTCCACGCAAACCCCGATGCAGGGTCAGGCATCCGTATTTTTACTGGGTTTCACGTGACTAACCTAGAGGTTGGCGGCTAACCAGAAAGCCACGGTGACGCGTACCAGCGCTAGCCCGTACTCCGAGTTGGTATATTGGTATTACATCTGCTTGCCAAGCAGAAAAGACGAGTTCGATTCTCGTACTCGGGACAGAGCGCTTCATAGGTTTAGCGCCGCCAGACACGCCTCCTGCGCGGCGTGAAGCACGTTCTGGCTAATCTACAACCCAACAGCAGGCGGGGAATGTAGTGCAACCGGCAGTAAAGGGTGATCCACATACAGGCGCGAGCCGTGGCATCCTCTGGGAAGCGGAATAGACCAGTGTGAGTAGATTGGAAAGAGGGATAGGTTCCTCCTACGGCAACTCCTAGCCCTGTCCATCGGGGTCTCACGTAAGTACATGGACAATGGAGCCGATCCGAATGGTCAGGAGCCTGTTTGCTAAACAGGTACGGTGTAACAGCCCAGTGAGTTCAATTCTCACCGGCTCCGCGTAGTACAATGGCCCTGTATCCCAACTGGCAGAGGACGTAGGTTGAGAGCTTACGCGTTGGAGGTTCGAATCCTCTCAGGGTCACGTTTGACAGAGATTTTTCTCTGTGATACAATGTAGGTAACGAAAGGTAGTTATGGAATTTGTAACAGTTACACCTAAATACACGGTTCACCGGGCAGTACAGATTACCAACGAGAACATCGTTGAGATTGCGGAATCTGTCAATGGTACCGTAGAAGAAGGTGTTCTGAAATTCACCATCTCTAACCACGATCTCTACGGACTCGCTGGTGACTGGTTGGTGTTCTTCGGCACAGATGTTCACATCTATACCGATAAGTACTACCAGAGGAATTACGATCTGGCTTGATTTAATGAAATGACTGTGGTATACTTAATAGTATGACTAAAGTTAAGTATACCAAAGAGCTTCTACAAGAAACTGTAGATGCAAGCACGTCTATGCGTGGTGTACTGGCACTTCTAGGTTTAAAACTGGCAGGCGGGTCCTTTACGCACGTGAAGAAGCGCATTGATGGGTATGGTATATCTACCGGACACTTCACTGGGCAAGGGCATATGAAGGGTAAACCAGCCCAAAGAAGAAAAACCTGCGAAGAGATTTTTATAGTATTACCCGAAGGTTCTAATAGACCTAAAGCTATACAACTGCGTAGAGCGCTCCTAGAAGTAGGAGTAAAAGAGGAATGTGTTGAATGTGGGCAAGGCCCACTCTGGAACGGTAAGAAACTCCAGTTGCATGTTGACCACGTCAACGGAAACTGGTACAATAATCTTAGAGAAAATTTGAGATTTCTTTGTCCTAACTGCCATACACAGCAGGAAGAGACTAACAGGCCTCATAAGAACTCTAAATAATGGGTGTGTGGCGGAACGGCGAGACGCGCTGCGCTTAGAACGCAGTACATAAGAACCACTGTGGGTTCAAATCCCACCATGCCCACGAATGTTCGTTATTGACATTGTGTCCGCATATCTGATAATATGTGGGTAGCACGAAGCGAGGAATTATCAGTACCCTCACAAAATAACATGTGTTTGTGATTATCTCTTGGACTAATTGGAAACTCGGGTACCGCGAGCGTATCAGACACAGGTTCGATTCCTGCGGGGAGAAAACAAGCACGAATGCCTCTATAGTATAACGGCAATTACTGCTCGTTCTTAGCGAGTTAGATCGGGGTTCGAATCCTCGTGGGGGCACGCTTCTGGATGGCACCAGAAACCCCTTCCTCGGGGTTATAATGAGGCGTGCGAGTTAGTGTACGTAAACTTGACTAACAGGGTTCGGTCGGAGAACGCTTATGGGACTTACCGACGATTTGCAGCTTAGATTAAAGCTCCGGTGATGGACGCCAATCCTAGCCCGTAATGCCTCTATCGTATAACGGTAATTACTGGGTACTCTTAATACTCAAATCGGGGTTCGATTCCCTGTGGGGGCACGCAATGCGGAATGGTCGAAGGGCCGGTAAAATTCTATAGTCACAGTCTCGTCCATAGGCTCCTTGCAGGATGATATCGCCGTCGCAAAGGCTGTAGAGCACCATTCCGCTAAACTAGCAGGACTTACCTCTTATATGGTACCTTTGACGTATGAGCCTGCTTTGCCCTTATGGTCCAATGGATACGACACTGGTCTTCTAAGCCAAGGATGGGAGTTCGATTCTCTCTAGGGGCGCGATTCAGGCTGGAGTTTACTCCAGATTATCTCTCCATAGCATCCTGCTCTGCGATTGGACCAGTTATGCCGTACTGGACAAAAACGGCTTCGCCTCTATGGTCTAAACGGCAATGACTCGCGTCTTTTACACGTGAAATTCCAGTTCGAATCTGGGTGGGGGCACAATTTGACACTCTCGCGAAGAGATGTTAAACTAGATACAACAAAGACAAACGACGAAAGGTAAATTATCATGACTAAGCTTAATCAGATTGTTGCAGTGGAAAAGGGCGAAAAGGCTCGCGCACTCACCGAGGAAACCGTACTCCACCGCGAAGTCCAGAAGACCCCTCTTCTCGCCGGTATCTCCCGTACCTACAAGCCCAAGGACGACGATGGCGACCAGCTTCCCGCTGAGTCTACCCGCGTTCAGGTCAACGCCGAGGACATCCTCGAAAAGCTGGGCAAGACCCTGACCAATCTCTTCGACATCACCCTCACCAAGGAAGTTGCCAACACCAAGGCGACCGCAGATGTAGTTGTTGATGGCAAGACCCTCATCAAGGGCGCTCCGGTCACCTACCTGCTCTTCCTTGAGAAGCAGCTTATCAACCTCCGTACCTTCGTCGCCAAGCTCCCGATCCTCGATCCGGCTGAGAACTGGACCAAGGACCCGAACACTGGTGCTTGGGCAACCGATCCCACCCAGACCGTCAAGACCAAGAAGGTTCCGAAGAACTGGGTCAAGGCTGAAGCTACCGACCGCCACCCGGCACAGGTCGAAATCTTCCACGAGGATGTCATTCAGGGAACATGGACCACAGTCAAGTTCTCCGGTGCCCTTCCCCAGACCCGAGTCGCGGAACTCACCGAGCGTGTCGATGCTCTGATCAAGGCAGTTAAGTTTGCCCGAGAAGAAGCCAACAACGCCGACGTTGATGACACCAAGGCAGCTAAGGCTGTCTTCGACTACCTACTCAAGTAGTCCCCTAGATTCCTACGTGAGCGCGTAGGTGCACGAAAGTGCTAGACTGAAGTTGATTCCTCAGACTAAAAAGTATTCTCAGCCCCAGTGGAGGTTCGAATCCTCCCCCTGCCACCAATTCATGGCAGGGTAGTCCAAATGGTAGAGACAGCCCCGGATACGTATTAGACTCAAGTTATCGCTCAAGTCTTAGTACCGTACCACCCTTGTGGGTCAACCACTACACTAACTATTTATGAGATAAGGGTTCGATCCCCTTTCCGCCCTCTGAGTCCTCGACTCTATGTAACACCCAAGGGCGGATGGCTTAATGGCATAGCGCATAAACTTCAAACTGAAGTGTAGTTTAAACGTATCACAGGGGAATGATGGAAACAATCATGCAAATATGATCAAACATTTGGACCCCCTAGAGTCGGATATGCTCTAGGGGGTCGTTTCCATTTCCGGGGTATAATGGTTTGTCACCTATTAGGAGAAACCATGCTCAAATCCCTTTGGTCCTCGGTCCAAAATGACCCTGTATTCATGAGAAAAGTGAACGGATGGGCCGCAATAATCTGGTTCGTAGCCGCATTCCCCATCTGTATTTTCCTTTCCACTTCCGTCCCTTTCCTAGTTTTCATCTCTGTCTATGCTGTTGTTACAGGACACTGGTCCTCGTGGCAGGCTGCAAGGGTTGAGGTCAGGCAGGAGGAAGAAGCGGATAAAGCCGAGAAAAAAGGTAAGACAGAATTTGGAGATACGTCTTACCTGTGATAGACTTGTATAAGTAAGCACAGCGGACAAGGCTATGGAGCGTGATCCGGGAAACGGTAGCAGGAGACTTCGGTCGTTTAGACTACGCCGCAACCGGAAACAAAGCTGTGGGATGCGCGTGGCTGACCAGCTTACTTCACACATCTACACTATAGGAACCAATGATTCAAAATCCAGTATACGTAAAAACAAACCCTGACTACATCTACGTCGGGGAAGTCGCGGACTGGACTGACGGGGACACAGTCAAGGTCGATATTTGGATTTTCCTAGACCTAGGATTCCAAGACTATCAGCACAACCTCAAGAAACACAGCTTCAGGCTCACAGGCATTGACACTCCAGAAAAGGGAAAACCGGGATACAAAGAAGCAACAGCCTTCAACGAAGAAAATTTCCCTGTCGGAACCGAGATCAGGGTCAAGACCTACAAGATGTCTACAGGATACACCTCCGGTGAGAAGTACGGAAGATACCTTGCGGACATCTACTCGACGGATATGGACTTCAATCTCAACGAAGCTCTCGTGGCTTCCGGACTGGCCGTTCATTACGATGGGGGCAAGAAGTTGACAACTGCCTAGAGCAGTGCTAGCCGTTTTCGATGGTAAAATAGAGGGTAACCTCTCTAGACTACCATCGGAGGCGACTCATGTCGCTAATTGCTCCCGTAACCGCACGTGTGTCCCAAGTGTTTGGGGCAAACCCAAGTTCAATTCAGCCTAACGGCCACACCGGTAAAGACTATGCCATCCCGATCAACACGCCTGTCATGGCTGCTGGTGCGGGAACTGTTGTGTGGGCTGACTGGGCCACCAAACTCTCCGCGTCTAACAAGTGGTGGATCGCCCCGGCCTACGCCGGTATCTGCGTCGTCATCGACCACGGAGACGGCTTCCTGACCCTTTACGCCCACCTGAACAGCACTCCGCTGAACATCGGAAACAGGGTCACTCAGGGGCAGCAGATCGGCCTCTCAGGCACCACAGGACTCTCTACCGGCCCTCACCTCCACTTCGAGGTGCTGGGCTGGCCGCTACAGCCTTACAACGGCTTCTACGGGCGTCTGAACCCGGACAAGTACCTGACGACTATCGTTCCGGCAGCGTCTCTCGCCGCCAACCAGCGTAAGGCTGGGGCCGACAACGTGAACATGCGTTCCGAACCCAAGTCCAGCGCCAAGGTTCTCCGTGTCATCAATGGGAACACCGTTGAGACATTCACCGGATGGATCGACGGAGAGACTGTCAAGGGTATCAACATCTGGTACAAAGACGCTCAGGGTTATGCTTGGTCTGGTGGATTCACGTCCCAGTCCACTACGGGCCTGACTAATCTCAACCCGAAGCCTCCTGTGGTTGTCAATCCGGCTCAGCGTACTGCTGGCACCGATAATGTGAACATGCGCTCCGAGCCGAAGACTTCTGCCCCGGTTATCCGTGTCATCTCCGGGAAGACCAACGAGGTCTTCACCGGCTACGTGATCGGTGAACCGGTCAAGGGGATCAACGTCTGGTACAAGGATGCTCAAGGCTATGCGTGGGCCGGTGGCTTCACCTCTCAGGCGACCACAGGTCTGAATAACCTTACGCCAGCACCAGCACCAGCACCAGCACCAGCGCCTAAGCCGGTACCAGTGCCGCCAGTAGTAGTGCCTGCCCCAACTCCGGAACAGCCGAAGACTGTCGAGAGAACAGTTGTAGACGTAGGTGTACGCGTACGTACTCTACCATACCTGACTGCACCAGTCAAGGAAGTCCTACCGGCCAACACCAAGGTGACTGTAAAGTCCTTCGTGAACTCCGATAAGGCACTTGACACTTATGTATGGTACGCTTTGGACAACGGATACGCTCACGCCTCCGGATTTACTGACCAGACTACATCCGGACTCACTGAGTCTGCTAAGCCTGCTGCACCAGTGGACCCAGAGCCTGAGCTAGGGTACTCCTTCACTCCGGACTTTGACTTTGTCGAGTACCGACCTGCACATACCGATAACATGGGTGACGGGAACTTCCCGGCCAACCCTGCTATGATTGTACTGCACCAGATGGACGCGAAGGAGAAGCACCCTTCCCTCGATGGCGTGATCAGCTTCTTCCAGACACCCCGCCCGAATGCACCTACATCGGCTCACTTCGGTGTCTCAGGTAAGCGAATCGTTCAGTTTGTCTCCCTAAAGGACCGTGCGTTCCACGCTAAGGAAGTTGGCAACAATTACATCGGCATTGAGGTTGACCCACAGGAAGACCCGGATACCGTTGAGTCCGTGAAGAAGCTCATTAGGGCTTTGAACGCCAAGTATGGTAAAGTATTCCAGTACATCAAGCACCAGAACGTTCCGGGCAACTCCACCTCGTGTGGTAACGATATCCACCTAGAGAAGTACATCGTGGATGCACCTACACCGCAGCCACCTGTGATCGTTGTTCCTCCGATTGTGGACCCAGAGCCAGAACCGACACCTACCCCGGAGCCTGCTCCAGAGAAGGATGAAGAGTTCGAAGCTCTCGTTGACGATCTCCTAGTTTCCTTGAAGAAGGTTCTTGTTCATCTGAACAAGTAAAACACTTGCTTCACCGCAGAAGGCTGAGACTTGACTCTCGGCCTTCTGTCGTTATATAATTGTTACTTGTCCATGCCGCAACCCTACAAGAAAGAAGAAGGCAGCCTAACAGCATTCGAAAACTATCAAAACGGACCTATGAATACTAAAAATAAACTCACTGCCCTTGTAACTTCTATCCTGCTTTTGGTCGGCTTCGCAGGACCCACACAAGCCGCCCCAGAGAAACACGAACCATCAGCGATTACCCGCACCGCCGAGATGGTGTCTGCACCCGCAGTTTCTCTTCGCTACGTCAAAGTAGCCGTCCAAACTACCCACACTACCCCTCTTGCCCCAAAGCCGGAACCGGTGTACACGCCAGTAGCGCTTCAGAGCGTCCCTACGGCCCCTGTACAGCCCCAGCAGACACAGAGTGGGCCAACTACCCAGACAGTGGCTGCAAGGGCCGCTACGACCGCTGTAGCGCCTCCTGCGCCTGTGGCCCCTTATGGTTCCGGTAGTGGTGCAGCCCTTCTGGCCTCTGCACGATCTCAGATCGGCCAGATTCAGGACTGCACAGCGATGGTTGAACGTGCCCTAGGTTCCATCGGAATTGTTACCGGTGACCTTGCTCCAGCGCAGTTCTTCCAATTCGGTACTGTTGTCGCAACTCCTGCTCCCGGTGATATCCTCATTTCGGCGGGTCACGTTGGAATCTACGCCGGAAATGGCATGATGGTCTCCGGTGGATTCAACAACATGCACACCGTTGAACACCCTGTCAGCTACGTCGGCGCTTTCACTGCCGTACGTGTTGCATAACTTCTAACATCGTGTTAGAATAGAGTGTCGGCCTTCGGGCCGATACTTCTCCCCTCTGGCTCTGGGAAAGCGCAGATTGCTCATAACGATCTTGGCTGGTTGGTTCGATTCCAACCTGAGGGACATGGACAATAGAATGATAAAGTACAATGAGGAACTCACATCGTGGGACACCATGACTGACGAGGAATTCCTGTCTGCGGCTGAGGGCTGGCTCGCTAAAGCTGGCCTAGCCGCTGAACAAGGGCATAACCTTGTCTTTGTGGGTCGTGGCGGCATCAGTCGTCTCCTAGCCATTGCTCGAAATAGCGAGGCACTACGGTGACGGTTAACCAACCCATCAACGAGTTTCAGGGAGACTATCGCTTCCTGTCCAACTTCTACGTAGGTAATCCCCTCCGTGTCCACGGTATGACGTTTCAGACCTCTGAACACCTGTATCAGGCCCTGAAGACCACTGACCCTTCCGAGGTAAGGGCCGTCATCTCCTGTCAAACACCCGGAGAATCAAAACGTTTGGGTGCGACCTTGACATTGCGTCCGGACTGGGATAGTGTCAAGGACAGAGCGATGGAAATATGTGTTGCCCACAAGTTTGCGGCCAATCCTGATCTTCTGGAGAAGCTTCTAGACACAGGCAGTACCTATCTTCTCGAAGGAAATACGTGGCACGATAACTACTGGGGCGGCTGTCAATGCGACAATTGCACCTTCGTTGACTGGCACAACAAACTAGGCTACACTCTAATGAGATACAGGGATACAATGTCACGCTGGATGAAAATCGACATTTAGTAAGGTAGCTTATCTGTGATATAATAGTAACTCACCGTTGATTGGAGAATCACATGAGTACACTATTGGGTGCAGTATTTGCCGCTATTATTGGTGTCCTTCTACTTGTCTGGACCGCACACATCATTCTACACATCCTCGGATGGATTTTGATTGTAGGCGGAATCATCTGGGCGGTAAGGTTCCTTGTAGCTGGCACCAGTAATCGAACTAGATTGTAGCTAACTAAGGTGAATAGCGGCCTCGACTCTTCGGAGTCGGGGCCGTTTCCTATCAAAGACAATGAAAGGCGAAGGAAAATGAGCATCGAAGAAATTATCATGCGGGAGGAAATGTTCTCCCCCAAACCTCTCGATTTCCCGTTCGAGGAAACGGAGGCACGCCTGAAGGCTGTTGGCATCGAAATGCCGGAATTCCGCACCTTCGATGAGGTTGACCCGACTTCATTCCTCAAGTACTCCGAGGAAGACAAGGTTTTCTACTCGGATGAGACCACTCTCGAATCTGAGAAGCCCTACGACATCTACAAGGAACTGAAGGAGAATGGGTTCGACGTGATCGTACACCAGTCTGCCCTCGATTCCGGCCAGATCGGCGGACGCGAAGGTATGTGGAGCGTCGAATCCGAACGTAAGGGTTTCCGCACGACCATGATCGGACCTGTGGACACTCGTGCACTGGACTTCGCCCACTTCTACCAATGGCTCAAGGAAGCCCGTGAGTGGATCGAAAATCAGGACGACTTCATGGCGGCATACGGCTTCCTTCAGGGTCACCCGGCTTTCTGGAAGCGCTCGCGCCCGGAAGAGTACCCCAACCAGTGGTCCACGGATGAGGGTGTATCCACCATCTGGTCCTACCCCTCATACCGTAAAGACGGCTCTATCGTCATGATGATGGAAACCGGCTCCATGGTGTCACCTGAACGCAGCCGCCGTTACCACGACCTACGCCTCGACACCTACGAGGACACCTACGAGAAGGGCATCATCGCCACGGCCAAGAAGGTCCACAAGTTCTTCGAACTTGACGGATCGGAGCGTTCTGATGTAGACTACCAGAAGAGCGAACTTGAGATTACTCTCGACAAGCGACTAGCCGAAATGAACGAAGCTCTAGAGCTTGACAAGGCTGAGGAAGCCTGATAGAATTTAAGTACTGCCTCACACTATAGGAGAGGGACTTTTCACTCCCGGTGGGTTTTGGACCCCACGCTTGGCTCCTGTGAGGACGTTGGTGGAGAAGTTAGCTCTCTAGAGCTACGCCCCTGTTGACTCCGGGTCTTCGGACCCGGAGTTGACATCACCAACAACTGTATGCTATAATAGATGAACAACATTGCGGGGTAGACTGGAGTTAGGTTCCAGCACGGTCTCATAAGCCGATGACGGTGGTTCGAATCCACCTCCTGCAACTCCTGAATAGTCTGGCGAGAGTCGTTCTCTCGGGGACGAAAGGCTTAGGCCTGACTGGCGCTGGGGTCACTACCGATAGTCGTCAGTATCAGTATTCCCCTGTCGTTCAACGGCAGGACAACGCACTGTTAATGCGTGAATCGTGGTTCGAATCCACGCGGGGGAGCGAGTAGTGAAGCCCAAGATCGAGAGGTTTTCCCCTTTCAGGCCTATCCTGCTACAGTTAGACCAGTAGTATCGTACGTACAGAAAACTGATCTATCGTAGGTGAAAGTCCTACCTCACTGTAGGGGGACACCTACAGACCGACCCTTATAGCTCAGTCTGGCAGAGCAGAAGATTGTTAATCTTTTTGTCGGAGGTTCAAATCCTTCTAGGGGTGCGAGTAGTGAAGCATCACGCGGCATGGTCGCGGGTTGCCTCTCCTACCAGCAGTCGCCAATGGCTTACTAGTAGCCTGCGGAGTTACGATTGCAAATGGGGTCACATGTTCCAAGGTGGCGAAGAACACTGGCAGTGTTCCTGTGAAGAGTTCGATTCTCTTTGGCTCCACGCAATTCCAGTGTGACGACACATGATCAACACGTACAACAGGGTAGTGATCCCACCACTAGGGCAGCGTCTTACCTCCCAGCTTGACTGGGTGTGTATTGCACAGAAAAAGACGGTTTGGGGGCACATGTTCCAAGGCTGGCGAATCTCCCTTGCACGGAGATTGGAAGGGTTCGATTCCCTTTGCTTCCACAAACGCGTAAGTCCTTGTCCTTCGGGGCGATAGCTTACCGGGTATAGGATTTGGCGAGAACTTCGGTTCCGAATGCTACGGCACCCCTATACCGGCTTTTGCAAGTATGAGCCTTATCAAGCTTGCATCCGCTTTACCCTCAGGATACAATGGAGTTGACATGGAAGAGAAAGATTTCCAGATGATTGTTGAGAAGGCTCGTTATGAGTTGAAATTGATGATCGGGAATAGCTGTATCGATCATGGCAGGCTCCTGAGTATTCTTGAGGGTAAATAGCGGGTATAATGTGGATGACCGGTTTCGACAGGTTACCTGAAATAAGAAACGCAACACGAAACGGACTACATTCGTAAAAGTGGTCAAAACAATAATCGCAAAAAACGATTTCGCACTAGCCGCGTAGGCTAGCCCGGAGACCGAAAGCCTCGCAGGTCTTCAACGGGTCATCTAGAGGCTACTACGACCCAGCCAACGTAGACGGCAGTCGGAAGAGCTAAGCTACAAAACCTCTGTGGAGTCCTAGAGCGACACAGTTGACTTAGTCTAGGAATTGTTGTAGAATGTTCTTATGGAAAGTATCTTGGACGGGGGTTCGATTCCCCCCATCTACACGAAAGGGAGAATATGTTGAAGAACGGTAAGTCTCAGAAAACACTTTGGAACCTTCACCACCTAGGTTGTTCCTGCTGCAACTCTAAGCAGGAGCGACGTAAGGCAAAACATTCCGCTAAGCGGAAAGAGAAAGTTGCACTTCGTAAAGAAGTGTGGTAGAATTAATGTATTAACCTCTTATAGTGTAGTCAGGTCTAACACGCTACCCTGTCACGGTAGTAACACGGGTTCAAATCCCGTTGAGAGGACTTGCCAGTTACGATATTCGGTACCACGCCGGGTTGAGGTAGTTGGAGTTGCTGATCCTAAGTTGGTGGAGGCAGTGACACTTGGTGGTCGTAATCGAGCGGTCTCAGATACCTGCCTGTGAAGCAGGGTACGCGGGTTCAAGTCCCGTCGATCACCCGCTATAACTAAATATGCCGTCATTGAGCAGCGGTCGCTCAGGAGTCTGTAAAACTCTGGCCTTCGGGTGTGTCAGTTCGAATCTGACTGGCGGTACTGGGACCTCTGACTGTTTCGGGCTAAACATCCCGCATGTCCCAACCATTTTATGGTTAGAATACCTAGGTGTACTACTTTGTACGCCTAGGTATTTTTGTGTAATGAAAGGAAAATGATATGAGATACGGACCAGAAGCATTCATCGACAAGCGCGGTAACCGAGTTGAAATCGGGGACCTACTTGTGGTAGGCTTCAGATCAGGCAGTTCGGCAGACATCCGTGTGGGGCGCATCGTTGCCTTCACGGATCAGGCTAGTGCTTACAGCAGTGAACGCCAGCCAATGATCGAACTCGAATGGGAAATCGAAAAGGCAGGCCGACGCAGCTACGCTCCGAAGACTTCGAAGATTTTTGCGGATAATGGGCGGTTCCTGATCCTCGAACGTGCAAAAGTTGACGATGACCAAGATAACTGATATGCTTGGGCAAGAGGTGTTCGTTGGGGACCGGATCGCGTCATCATTCCGGTGCCTCTACGGGACCGCCGCTGAACTTAGAGTGGGTACAGTCGAAGACATTGTGTTCCGACGATCCTCGCAGCGGAATGGGTCATCTGGGGCTAAGGAACTCCACCTTAGAGTCAGATGGGATGCATCCTCTCAGGATGTAGAGACTAAACAGGGCGTAGAGAAGCTTCTCCAGAAGAGAGAAGAACGGACGGGCCAACCGCAGCCCAGACCGCCTAAGCTGGATCAAGAGTACAGGAAAAGAACCTCCGACATAATGGTGAGCCTCCAGAGGTTTGCCAAGATCGGATAACGACAAAAGAAAAGGAAAAGAATGAAGATTGATGTCAAGGAAGCAACCGTAGAATCCAGTGGTTCGTTCGGCAAAAAAGTGCAGATGGGTATCTCCCAAAAGGGTGTTGCAAACCTCATGTTCCTGCTTTCCAACCTCTACAATGACCCGGAACTTGCGACCATCCGCGAGTACACCACAAACGCTCTGGATGCTCATATCCGTGTAGGCCAGACCCGTCCGGTGGACATCTACCTTCCGACCCGCGACAACCCTCTCTTTGTGGTCAAGGACTACGGCGTTGGTATGTCTGCCGCTGACATCGAATTTATTTACTCACAGTACGGCGAGTCTACCAAGGCGGACTCCAACGATGAGGCTGGCGCGTTCGGCCTCGGTGCCAAGGCCGCTCTGGCTATCGCTACCCAGTTCTCTCTGACCTCCATCAAGGACGGCCTGAAGACAACGGCGCTGGTCTCCAAGACTGAGACTGGTATCAACGACGTTGACATTCTCCCTTCCAAGCCTACTGATGAAGGCAACGGCACCACGATCACCATCCCGGTTCCGCACGTGACTTCCTTCCTTGAAAAGGTGTCCGAGTTCTTTAAGTACTCCGATCCGAACAAGGTCCTGATCAACGGCCACAAGCCTGACAGCGTCCTTGCAAACGCCATCAAGGTTGATGTCGGGCTTCCGGGAGTTGAGGTCCACACCGAGCAGAATACCACGTACTACCGCGATCCGAAGTTCCGTGTTATCATGGGTAACGTACCTTACGCCATGACTACTGATGAGGTTACGGACAGCATCCGGCGTACCGGTGAGAACTTCGATGTCGGCCATGTCAACATGTCACTGTACATCGTCGTCGGCATCGGTGATGTGGACCTGACCCCTTCTCGTGAAGGTCTCCGGTACACTGACAAGACCAACGCACGCATCGATTCCATCATGAAGGCGTACATCCAGTCAGTCCGAAAGCAGGCCGTTGACGAGGTGGAGGCTGTACAGGAGCGTGCTGAAGTATTCGGCGCACTCAGCAAGTGGTCCAAGATTCTCCCCAAGAACTACCGCCAGTGGCACGGAGAAGAAGTCCCTGAGAACGTTTCCCTGCCGCCTGAGACCCCTTCTGTGCACCGGTACGGCAAGGACTCCGAACACACCAAGACAAACCGCGTAACGGCAAAGGGCGGGTATACCATTGTTTACGGAAGGGATGTAGCGGAGTACCGTAAGGTGGCCGCTTACCTCACGCCCTACCTCGAAAACGAAGGAAAATACTCAGGTAATTTCTTGTTCGTCACCAGCAAGTCGGACATCTCCGACAAGTGGATTACCGAAAATAGCGGATTCGCTCTCATTGAAGCTGACAAGGTTGTTGAGATTGGTAAGGCTAAGCGTAAGGCTGACCGGCTTGCAGCCAAGGCTAACAAGGCCCCAGTCGAGAAGTTCCCCTACCCGGTACTTGACCTTGTCACGAAAACTGCTAAGATGGTTCCGTACAACGAAATTCCTGCTGGGACTCCGTACCTCTCGGTAAGCGACTTCAGCTATACTGTTGGCGGATTCTTCAGCAAGTACTTCAACGGTACCGAACCCGGTTACTACTACAACCAGAAGAAGGAAGCAGAACTGGCAACGGCTCTGGCCCACTTCACTCCGGCCAAGCAGGTCATCATCTTCGGTGGTAACCGTAAGCTCTCGGCTCTGGAAGACCGAGTAAAGGGTACCTACAGCCTCGTGAATGACTTCAGCAAGGCCGTAAACAACATCTTCAAGACCGTCCACATGGATGTCCGGAACCTTGCCTCTCTGGAAAGCACGGAACTGAACCATGTACTGGAACGGGCCAAGACGCTGAACCTCCACACCGAGATCAAGGACCGAGAGATTCGCCGCCTGATCAACCCGACCAAGAAGGCTAAGCGAACCTACGACAAGCTGAAGAACTACGAAACGATGCTTGCAAAGGTCCGTCCGGACAACAAGGGTGCAACAATGCCCCGCCAGTCGGAGAAGATCGCTGAGCTTGTCGAGAAGTATCCGCTGATCTCTGCCGTGTCTGTCTACTCGATTCGTCAGAACCACGTGGAGCACCTGATCAAGTACATGAACGCGATCCACAACGAGTCCTTGACTCCCGCAGCATAAACTGTTATACTGGAAACTACGAAAGGATTTAATTAATGACAAATTACAAACTGAGCAGTGATTCAAAGGGCGAAAGCCTCATTCTGATTTACGAAGACGGCGATCCCGTAACCGTTCCGGGTACCCATCCTCGATTCTCTGAGATTCTGGAGCTTCTGCGCTCCGGTGACGCAGAGGATGAAAAGGTCAAGGAACTGGTAAACATCATGCACGCCGCAGGTAAGAAGCTCTCAGCTATTACCGACCGTGTCTCCATTGCACCCTACGGTGTGTTTTTCGACGGCGACATCCTACGCTCCGAGCTTGCCGAGATTATCGGTGATATGCTGGACGAAGGCCGTGGTGATGACCTCGCTGCTGTTGCCAAGTTCCTTGAGAACGCCGCAGCAAACCAGTCCATAGAAGCCATTGACGCCATGTACCGCTGGATCACCAACCGGGACATGATCCTGACCTCCGAGGGCACCTTCCTTGCCTACAAGGGTGTCAAAAAGGACGCATCCGGTAAGATTGTCTCCATCACCAGCGGCACCGCTCTGGTGGATGGTGAAGAGTTCACCGGTAACATCCCCAACCCTGTTGGCTCTGTCATCACCATGCCTCGTTCTGCGGTTACGGCGGATACGGCAGTCGGCTGTGGTCCGGGTCTCCACGCCGGTACCTACTCCTATGCACGTAGCTTTGCTGGCTACAACGCTCCGATGCTCCTTGTGGAGATCAACCCTCGTGACGTTGTATCCGTTCCGTCCGACTCCTCCTTCCAGAAGCTTCGCGTGTCCCGCTACAAGGTCATCGAACACATCGAAGGCCGTCAGGAAAGCAACTACTACGAGTTCGAGGACACCGCGCCTGTAGAAGATGACGGTGACTTCACCGAGGAAGGTGCAGTGGACGAGCAGGAAACCGCTGGTAACGTCATCGGCACCGCTACGGTCAACGTAGTCACCGAGGAAACCAAGGACGAGAAGCCGGAAGAGACCAGTATCGGTACTCTGACAGTCGGTACGGTCAACGGAAATTCGCCAGTCTTCGGTGATCCTTACACGCTCAAGGTGGATGGATCGATTGACGCTTCGAAACTTGAAGAGAAGGAAGAGGAAAAGCCTTCCACACTCGACAAGTTCAAGAAGTGGTGGACAGGCGAGTAAATCTCGTGTATAATGGAGGTACTGGTTCTTCGGGGCCAGTACCTCCTACGCCCTTGTAGCTCAGCGGATAGAGCAGCAGTTTCCTAAACTGAAGATCGAAGGTTCGAATCCTTTCGAGGGCACGCAAGACAAGCTGGGTTAGTATAATGGCAATTACGTATCCTTGGTATGGATATAATAAGGGTTCGATTCCCTTACTCAGCACGATATCCGGTGATAACGTCATCAGGCGAAAGTCGTAGCGACACTGCGGATATTTTATGATCATATGGCCGAGGGGCAAGGCGCTAGTCTGCAAAACTAGTCACGCGGGTTCGAATCCCGCTATGATCTCCAGCATTTGCTTTTCGGAAGCAAATAAGATAAACTGAATAACATGAGAACACTATACCTTGATGTAGATGGCACCCTATCGCCCTTTTCTTCCGGTCCTCCCAGACAGAACACCGGATGGAAGGGCGATTGGCGTACTGTCAAAGTTGGCCCCTACGACATGCTTTACTCCGTTGAGCTTGTTGACCGGCTGAACGAACTTGCTAAGCTACCTGACGTGGAGATCGTGTGGGCCACGGACTGGCTCTCAGAGGCTCCAGAATTGCTTGCACCGGCCATCGGCCTACATGGGGAGAATTGGGCCGTCCTAGAGGCCTCTGCAAGCCGTATGGCGGACTCCTACCCTTGGTGGAAGATGGAAGAAATCGAAAAGCACTTTACCGACACCGAGGTAGAGGTCGCTCTCTGGGCCGATGACAACATTCGATACGCATCCGGTATCGATGCGTGGCGGGAAAGGCTGGGTCCGAACTTCTACACCATGCACCTAGACAAACACCATGGCCTGACAAAAAAGAATATGGTGTCCATCGAGAACGCACTCACTAGGTTGACACCAGCGTAGAAGCAATGGTATACTAGTATCACACTGCTTCCATAGCCCAAAGGCAGAGGCGGAGAACTTAAAATCCTCCACAGTCTCGGTTCGAGTCCGAGTGGAAGCACGATACTATAGCAGAAAGGTAGACAAGTGAAGACAGCAACATATGCATCTGTCCGTGTACAGGTGCACAACTTGGGTGGTGAGCCTGTGGGCCACACTTGGTTGGATCGCGCTATCGTACTTGTCAGCCGTGGGGATGCAAGGATTGTAGAGGCTGATGCGTCTCGGTTAGTGCGCTCCGCGACTGGCGTTGTACTGAAGCTCCCCAAGGTCATTGAACTCCTAAGGTACATCTACGTACCGTTCATGGACCGGGAAGAGTACTTCTCCCCCAAGGGCGTCCTACGCCGAGACAACTACACCTGTGGTTACTGCGGCACTAAGAAGGGTACCATGACATGGGACCACATCCACCCGAAGTCAAAGGGTGGTCAGGACTCATGGATGAACTCCATCACAGCGTGCCAGAAATGTAACTCCATGAAGGGCAACCTCACCCTAGCAGAAGCCGAAGAGCAGCTAGGAATGAAGCTACTCTTCGAACCATCAATTCCAATGAAGCGCTACTTCAAGTCGGGGAAACGACCCGGAAGTAAGAAGCGCCGAACATAAATGCTAAGTCCCTGTTCTAGGACAGGGACTTAGCCATACCCCTGTAGCTCAAAGGATAGAGCATGTTCCTCCGAAGATCAGGTTTGTGGTTCGATTCCACACTGGGGTACTTGACATTATAACCACCTTGATATAAGCTATTGTGTGACCCCCTTCACTATCGTGGTATGATAGAGTAAAATAATTCTATTTTGGGGGCGTAATGCCAATAGAACTACCATGGAGTGACAAAAGGGTTGCTGAATTACTAAGATGTGAAAGTGAAACTGCACAAGCGCTTTCAGAGCTTCTAGTTACTGGTGAGGCTGTAATCGGACCTCCCGGACCTACTGGACCCACAGGACCGGCAGGACCGGCAGGCCCAAGTGGTCTGAAGGGTGACACAGGATTCACAGGCCCTACTGGTTCACAAGGCCCACAGGGTCTAAAAGGAGATAAAGGGGACACCGGAGCCACAGGCCCTAAGGGTGATACGGGGCTGACAGGCCCTACTGGAGCAACCGGGCCACAAGGCATCAAGGGAGACACGGGGGCGACCGGAGCTACCGGCCCTCAAGGCGGAAAGGGTGATCCCGGAGCTACGGGATCGACCGGACCTGCTGGCAGTGACGGAACATCCGTTACAATCAAGGCGACAGTTGCCAATGCTGCCGCCCTGCCTACCACAGGAAATACCAGCGGAGACGGATACATCACCGCGAACGATGGACACCTGTGGGTGTATGCTCAGGACACGTTCATCGATGTGGGTCTTGTGCGCGGTCCAGTAGGCCCCGCAGGACCGACCGGGGCTACCGGACCTGCTGGCTCTACCGGACCTCAGGGCATCAAAGGCGATACGGGTCTAACAGGTCCAACAGGCGCGACCGGTCTGCAAGGCGTCAAAGGTGATACCGGGGACACCGGACCTCAAGGTATAGCCGGTCCTGCTGGCCCGACAGGAGCTACAGGGTCAACCGGACCTCAGGGCATCAAAGGCGACACAGGAACAACCGGTGCCCAAGGTGTAGCTGGCCCTGCCGGTCCCACAGGTCCGACCGGACCAACTGGTGCCACTGGCCCTGCCGGTGCAGCAGGAGCTACTGGAGCCACCGGCCCTGCTGGTCCTACAGGCCCCGCAGCAGCCATAATTCTAGGCCCACAGGACCCGATTCCGGCCAACACTCCCGCAGGCACAGTAATTTTTAGGACTTCCTAATGGCTGTCACACGCGTTGGGTATGTTACGCACGATAACGCTGGCGGTGGTCTGAACCGGACCATCACACCTGACGGCACCATTGCCACAGGTGACTGGATGGTACTGGTTATTGCATACTTCACTGTACAGACTATCACACCTCCATCGGGTTGGACATTTCTCTACAACAGCGTCGCCACAGGAACCCTGAACACCGCCGTTCTCATCAAGAAGCGGGGCAGTACTGACGGATCATACACTGTCAACTTCTCATCTGGAACCGTTGTCTCCATGGCCCTGATGTGGTTTAGAGGCGCGGCAGACACTGGATGGGTTACCGGAACTGGGCGTGCCCGTAGCACCACAGGAAGCACTCTCAACAACATTGCGGACCCTATCACCACAACCGCCGCCAACACCCTAGAACTCGTCATCTCGACGGAGCGAACTACAGCTACCGAAACAGACATCACGTCCATGACCGGAGCGACGAAATGGTTCTATAAGGCTCAGAACGGAACCGTACTCGAAACTATCGCCATAGGCTACGCCGACCGTCCGACAGCCGGGGCAACATCGTCTGTGACCATAGCCTACCCTAACACGCAATCAAGTAACGGATGGGCTGTGCAAATCGGTATCCCTGCTATACCACAACAGATGGGTCTTCTTGGCTCTATCTGGACTGGAACAGTTGAGGCCCCGATCCATGCAACCAAGTGGAACGGAACTACGGAGTCAGCAGTATCCAGCTTTGACCTCTACACCGGAGACTACCGAATCTCCGACCTGCTGTCAACCAGTCCTTTCTACATAGCACACCGTGGCGGCGGGGATAACTGGCCGGAACACACCTTCCGAAGTTATTCATCCGCAGTGAACTATGGAATGAAGGCTATTGAAGTTTCTACTCATATCACTTCGGATGGCGTCATTATCTGCCACCACGACCCCAGCACCCTGAGAATGACCGGCACGGATTTGACTATTGCATCCTCCACCAAGGCTCAACTGGATGCCCTGACAAATACGGCTGCGTTTACCGACAACCCCAGCCAGAATCGAGAACCGATCCCGACACTGGTCTCAGTACTCAACGCCTACGCTGGGAACCATGTCATCTTCGTAGAGCCGAAGGCGTTGGGTAACTCGTGGCGTGTCAACACCCTACTTCCGCTACTGAACAGCTATGCCAACTCTACCCAACGAATTATCTGGAAGAGCTATATCAACGCGCCCGAGTTTGCAAACGCCAAGGCAGCAGGGTACACTACGTGGGGATACATCCTAACGGCTGATCCTGCTCACACGAATAACCTCGGCACCCTGATACCCAACCCCAACATCGACCTAATCGGCGTCCAGACCTCCGCGTCAGACGCGTTTGTGACAGATGTTGTCAGCCGAGCCAACGCGGTCGGGAAGAAGGTCATCATGTGGGAAATTCACACGATTGCGGAACGAGATCGAGCAGTCGCGCTTGGATGCGTTGGGATGATGACTTCAAATCTGTGGGTGGTCCTCCCGAAGTTCCCGTAGCCAACAATAAAAGAAGGCCCGTACTGGAAAGTACGGGCCTTCTTTTTTATAGTCTATAGAACAGTGAAGCTCTGTAGGTCCAGACCGATCTCGGAATCGACTACGAAAGCCATAAGACCGGGATCAGAGTCTGATCCGGACTTGTTGGCCCACCAGTCGCTACCGTTGTCCAGTGTCGGAGTAGCAATCCAGTACTTCTGCTTGCCTGTCTTGCGGCTACGTCCTGAAGGCTTGAGGCCCAAGGTGTGGTAGTGCGCGGTGATAAGGATATCAGCGTCTGCGATTGGTGAGTTTCCGTGGACCTGCTTGGCCCACCAGTTCTCCATCTGTGCAAGCGTGGAGTCCTCGCCGTGTACAAGGCCGATGTCCAGCCCCTGAACGGGGACAGAAAGGCCTTTCTCCCAGTCTCCGGGGTAGAGGAAGTCCACATGCCCGAAATCGCTTGGAGCGAGCTTGTAGGCCTTCTCAATCTGCTTCAGGAGGAACAGGCCCCAGTCATCGGACGGACGGCCTAGAATGTTCTTACCGTTTCGCCATGCTGAGTGGTTGGAAGGAACACCGCCTACAGTCACCTTGTCGTGAGTCTGGGCCAGAAGAGTGATAAACTCCTGCTCCAGTGTTCCGGCAAGATCAAGCTGCTGCATGATGCTGAGATCGTTGGTGAAGCCCTGCTGTGCAGTGTTCTCGAAGCTCTCAACAACGTCTCCGCCGTCAAGGAAGACAGCCTCGGAACAGTTCTGTTCTGCAATATACTTGCGTAGTCGCTCTTTCTTCTCCATGACTCGTTCGACAAGTGCAGCAGAGTCTCCGCGAGAGCCTACCTTACCGGCCTGAAGATCGGAGAAAGGTACAATCAGAGTACGATTACTTGCCTTGGGGGCCTTCACCTCCATGGTGGAAATCAGAGGCTTGACATTCTTGACTTCCGCATATAGAGTTGGAAGATCGAAGGTGTTGGGGTTCTTTCGGACGAGGTCCAGCTTGTATGCTGTACGCCACGATCCGTCATAGACCTGCCACTTGGAGAATTTAATAGTACCAATAGGCTCAAACTCGTCAAGGTCTCCGATCTCGGCTAGAATAGCAGAGAAGTCCGTGATCTTGTCATCCTCCTGCGGAGGTGTAACAACGATACCGGTGTCTCCATCAATCTCTACCTTTGCTTCCCATCCCTTGGGAGCCTTGACAGGTGTTGGTACACCCAGTAGAGTAGTCGGAGTATCTGTTTCTTCGGGATTCGTCACTTGTGTCCTTGCGTGGAATCTGATGTGATTTGACAACGCATCGGATGAGATGGTAATGTTGTGGGTATAAGCCAAGAACCGGGAAATCTCAGTGTACGGGCAACCTTTGCGGAACATCTCGTGGAGTTCGTGGATAAGGTCTGTACTGAGGTTACACGTTAGGCACTGACTATGATAATCGAATAGTTCGGTTGTGTCTGTCATTCTTCCATTCTACCACATTTTGGTCGTTTGCGAAAGTCGGCGCGTTCTGGTAGAATAGATGGATGAGTGACAGAGATAATCATACGCCCGAACAACCACACGAAAACCCTAAGCGCGTACAGCTTACACAGACTGCGGCCAGCCTGATCACAGGTCAGCGACAGGAAGACTACGGACCTCCGATCAAGAACTTCCAGCGCATCGCCAACCTGTGGAATGACCACATGGAGACTGACATCTTCACGCCCCGAAAAGTGGCAGAGCTTATGTTGCTTCTGAAGATGGCTAGAACCATCAACTCCCCCACAGAGGACTCGTACATCGATGCCATCGGTTATGCCGCAATCGCTGGCGAACTGGCTGGTCTCGAATACCTCGCTGAGCAGGAGCAAGACAAGTGATCGACCCTAAGAAGCAACCAATGGCAGGGGAGATCACCTTCTCCTACGATGCTTCCATCTTTGACGGTGATCCGGATGACAAGTTTGAGCTTGCTCAGCTTGAATATCAGGAGATTGTCGATGAAGTTCTGGAGGCTATCGAACGTATTGTAGGACCGACGACTCGTTTTACCCTGAGTATCAATCCGGAGTAACTCCGTGTCGTGATATGATTATTGTAGCAAATACTACTAGAAAGTGCTACAATGAATCAGTTTGAAACGGTGCAAGACCTTATTGCACATTTGTCGTCCCTGCCCACAGAAGTAAAGAATGGCCCCGTCCTGACCGCAAAAGGCGTGTCAGACAGTGAGGAATTTACCTCGTTGTCTGGCACGTCTTTTATGTATGTAGACAAAGAGTTCAAGTCGGGCTATACTGACGAAGTATGGGATGAAGAAGACCTACTGGACTCCGCCGAAGACTCCGATGAAGAGAAGGAGATTCTTGCCAAGTTCAGAAAAACTTTGGTCCTCTGGTTCGAGTAAGTTGACACCAATGATCTGATCCTGTAGAGTGGTCCCAAGACCAAAACGACGAAAGACAAGGATCAGACATGGAAAATGAATCGAAACGCGAGAAGTTCCTCTTCTGGCTCATTAAGAACTCGAAGAAGGTATGGCTCTGGCTACCCGTAGTCATTGTCTCGTCGTTCTTGGCAGGTACTGGCATAAGCGGCCTCACCGGACTGGGGCTGACCCTCTGGGGTGCGCTCACGTTCGCCGCAGGAATCAACCTCGCACTCGAAGGCGTACTAGGTGCTGACTACGCCAAAAAAGATATGTGGAAGAAAAAGACAAAGTAAAGGAAAGAAAAATGACGCAACTGACTGACCTCGTAGACCTCGACAAGCTGAACGCCCTCATCGCAGACAAGCGTATCGCTGTGCAGGTCCACCCTGCCCTGCCCCTTCGCATCTACAACTACACCAACCGCGCACAGTTCGCCAATCAGTGGACCACTGAAGAGCGCGTGTGCCGTGGACTGATCGTTGACGAAAACGATAAGGTCATCGCTCGTGGTCCGTCCAAGTTCTTCAACTACGGCCAGCCCGGAGCGCCTGAAGTTGCCCTTTCTGACAAAGTCTGGGTCTCCAAGAAGGAAGACGGCTCCCTCGGTATCGCGTACGCCTACGGTGATCATGTCGGTATCGCTACGCGTGGTTCATTTGCTTCTGAGCAGGCTGCTCGTGCATCCAGCTTGCTTACCAATGCTGACAAGGTACGTATCCGCCACAATCTCCGAAACCGCAATCAGACCCAGATTTTCGAGATCGTTTACCCCGGTAACCGTATCGTCCTCGACTACAAGGGTCTGGAGAAAAACATCCCTCTCGGTTTCGTCAACAACGACACCGGCTTGATTGAAGGCCGTAACCTTGGTGTTCTCTACGGGGACGGTATCTCCAACCATGAGATGACTTTCGCGGAGGCTATTGCGCTGCCGATCCCTGACGATGAAGAGGGCTATGTCCTCGACATTCGAAGCTTCGACAAGGCTGGGGAAATCCGTGGCCACATCAAGCTCAAGGGTGACCGCTACAAGGAGCTTCACGGCGCGATCTTCGGTCTCTCCGAGCGTAAGATTTGGGAGGCCCTTGGCCGTGGCGAGGACATGGGCGAGTTCGTATCTTCTCTTCCTGATGAGCTTATGCCTTGGGCACAGGGCGTTGTCAACCGGTTGAACGGTGAAATCGGTGAAAAGATCATCGGAGTAGCGGAGGCGTGGCAGAAGACGATGGCGGAGTTTGGCGAAAACCCTCACGACATCCCTCGTGGTGACGTTGCCCGATTCTGGTCCCAGAACTTCAAGGACATCACTGGTCCTCTCTTCTCCATGCTTGACTACCGGGAAGAGGCTGTATTTGAATGGGCGCACAAGCAGGTTCGACCTGAGCACAAGCTGTTCCGCGTCGAAGACGAGAACGCGAACTAATGGTTACACCACACGATATCTGGGAGTTCGGCTGGTCGCACACCTATGAAGAACGAAAAGGTTTCATCCAGAGTCTGGATGTTGAGGACCGTGCATGGGTAAGGGCGGAATTCATTCAGCTTGACAGTAAGTTTGCTGCGCTGGTACAATCCAAGACGAATGATATGTACTCCATAGACGTAGGAGATTACCCGGATCGTGTCGAAGCTATCAGGGCTTGGGCACGTGATGAAATTGAACCTGAGAAAGAAGAGGAAAAAAATGACTGAACAAGTAATCACCCTGACTCGCGGAATTCCCGGGTCGGGTAAGACTACCTTTGCACGCGCATGGGTAGCTGAGGACCCCGATTGGCGGGTCCGAATCAACCGCGATGACATCCGCAAGATGATCGCTGACAAGTTCCACGGCCTTTCGCGGCATCAGGAAGAGACTGTTACCCTTCTACAGAAGGCACAGGCTCGTGCTGCCATCGAGGCGAAGCTGTCCGTCATCATCGATGACACCAACCTTCGGGCTTCTACTGTAAAACAGTGGCTGGAGCTTGGGGCGGAACTGGGCGTTCCGGTCCAGCACGAGGATATTCCGTTCGATCTGGAGCAAGTGGTTGTATGGGACTTTAAGCGGGAGAAGAAGGTGGGCGAGGTTGTCATCCGTGACTTCTACTCCCGTTACTTCCAGAAGGGTAAATTCCCGGCTTGGCCTACTCTGGAAGAGGGACGTGTCAAGGGGCAGGCATACGTGCCGAACCCTGACCTGCCTAAGGCTGTATGGCTCGATATCGACGGCACTGTCGCGGATATGAAGCGATGTGGCCGAGGTCCGTTCGAGTGGCACCGCGTTGGCGAGGATGACCCCATCCAGCACGTTGTCGATGTTGTCCACGCCCTGCGGGATGCAGGCTACAAGATCGTTGTCATGTCCGGACGAGACGAAGTCTCCAAGGAAGACACTGTCCTGTGGCTGAAGAAGCATGACATCCCGTTCGATGACATCTTCATGCGCCCTGAGGGTTCTCAGGAGAAGGACAACAAGATCAAGCATGACCTGTTCTGGGAGCATGTCGCGCCCAAGTACGATGTCCGATTCGCTCTGGATGACCGGAACCAAGTCGTTGAGTTCACACGAGACGTACTGAAGATTCCTGTCTTCCAAGTTGCTCCGGGTAACTTCTAAATGGGTAAGTGGAAGCTGACCCCTGAGTGCGGCCAAACGTGGAACCCCGTTCAGCTTGCAAAATGGAGCTACGGGTGGAAGCTACGAGTGCTGGAGAACAATGGAAGACGCGTAGGTGTGGCCCTAGGCCCCATCATGCTCTTCTGGGATTTCAGCTAGTTGACAAGGACCGGCTATGAGTGTAAGTTTAACTCATAGCCGGTTCCTTACAACTGGTGGTAAAATAGATACTACAACCAAGAAGGAGTACGTCATGTCTGATACAGCAACCCTTTCCGCAAAGCCAGCACCTCCCAAGGCCGCTGAAGCTAAGAAGACAAACATCCTCAACGCTACCCATCGATGTGACCGTTGCAGTGCAGCAGCCTACGTCTTGGTGAACCTGAAGGAGTCGGACAGGCTGAAGAATGGCGGTTCGCTTCTGTTCTGCGGGCACCACTTCAACAAGTTCGAAGCCAGTCTGCTCCCGTTCTATGATGGCGATCCGATTGACGAACGCCACAAGCTTGTGTATGATCGACACACAGGCACGGAAAATTCGTAAGTAACCAAGAAAGAGACGAAATGACTGACGCAAAACTATATCTAGTAGGAGGTGCAGTACGAGACCACTACCGGGATGCTAAATCCAAAGACATCGATTTCGCCGTAGAGGCGGATTCCTTTGATGCCATGCGTGATTTCCTCAACGAACGAGACTTTGAAATCTTCACCGAGGCCGAGCGCTACTTCACCATCCGGGCACGTGCCCCAAAGGGTAAGTTCCAGTTCGGGAATTTCGATATGTCCAACACCACGTTCGACTTCACCCTGACCCGTAAGGAACGCGACTACACCGATGGTCGGCACCCTGACGTTGTGGAGATGGGAGACATCTACGATGACCTTTCCCGCCGTGACTTCACCATGAACGCCATAGCCATCAACTCCAAGGGTAAGACACTCGATCCCTTCAATGGTGTGGACGACATCTATTACTCGACCATCAAATGTGTTGGTGGAACCGAACGCCTCATCGAGGATGGACTGCGGATTATCCGTGCACTTCGGTTCCGTGTCCAGCTAGGGTTTAGCTTCGATTCGGAGGTACATGATTTCATGCTTACCCCGGAAGCCGTAGATGCCCTCAGGAAGGTCTCGCAGGACCGAGTGAGGCAGGAGTTGGCAAAAGCTCTGAAGATCGATCCTATGGCCACTCTAAGGCTTCTGACGACCTATAGCGAGATTGGTGAGCTTATCTTTGACGAGATGGGAATCTGGTTGGAGCCTACAAGTAAAAACAAGTGAAGAGGGGCCTAGGAAACTAGGCCCTCTTTGCGTTTGGGTGCTTCTGTGGTAGAATAGAGTGGTAAGGCCTTCACGGTCCCTTCTAGTTTAAGTGAATAACACATGAACTTTACCACTTACGTACTCGATACAAGCGTTCTTCTATCCGCTGGGAAAAAGGCCCTGTATTCCTTTCCGGAAAATAGGATTGTTATCCCCCTTACGGTGGTCAAGGAGCTTGAGTCCAAGCGAAATGATCCAGAACTCGGACTAGCCGCAAGGTCTGTCCTCAGGGAACTGGATGATCTCAGGAACAAGGGAGACATTAAAAAGGGAGTCCGTCTCGGAGATAACTCCGAGGTCCGAATTGAAGTCAATCACATTGACAATATCCCGGACATTCTCCGTGCGTACGCAAGTAATGATGTAAAGATCATCACTGTTGCCAAGTATCTATCGGATCAGCCCGAAAACAGGAATGTTGTTCTGGTCTCGAAGGACCTTACTCTAAAGATAACAGCTTCCCTTGTTGATGTCAAGACTCAGGACTTTGTCCCAATGGACCTTGAATCTGACCACATCGACAGCATCGGTACAGTTTATGTCGCAGATGACGTAATCAACGAAATCCACGCTGCGGGCACCACCCGTCTGGACCTCGACGTTCCGATCAATGCCTCGGTAATCCTGCGTTCTATGTCTGATGACAGTAAGACCGCTCTGGCTATCGCCAAGGCTAACTACGAATTCGTCAAGGTGAACTCCCAGAAGATTTTCAAGCTCGACCCTAAGGGTGCAGAGCAGGGAGTGGCAACCCACTACCTCATGGACCCTAAGATCAAGATTGTTTCTCTTGGTGGCCGTGCTGGTACCGGTAAGACCTCTCTGGCCCTTGCTGCCGGTCTTGCACAGGTGGACGCAGGCCTTTACAAGAAGGTGACCGTCTTCCGGTCCATGCACGCCGTTGGCGGCGAAGAGCTTGGCTTCCTGCCGGGAACTGCGGAAGAGAAGCTTTCTCCATGGGAAGCAGCTATCTGGGATTCCCTAGGGTCCTTCCTAGACTCCCCTGCCCTCGAACACCACAAGCGTCAGGGTCACATCGAAGTCCTCCCGTTGACCCACATTCGCGGTCGTAACCTGAATGGCAGGTTTATGCTTCTGGATGAGGCACAGAACCTAGAGCGCTCCACCATCATGACCGCTCTAAGCCGTGCAGGAGCCGGTACCAAGGCCGTCATGTCGTGGGATGTCTCCCAGCGCGACAACTTCAGGGTTGGCCGTCACGATGGCGTTTACGAGGTCGCCAGCCGTCTCCTAGGTGAGAAGCTGTTCGCCCACGTTTCCCTCCAGAAGTCCCAGCGCTCCGACGTTGCAGAGCTTGTATCCCGCAAGCTGGACGACTACGGGGTTTAATCCTATAGCCAAGGCCCCCTCTTCGGAGGGGGTTCTTGCGTTTTATGGCCGTAAGTGGTAAGCTGTAGGGATGACGACTAAAGAGAAAGCACTAGAAAGGGCAGCGCTGATTGCTACCACTGGCAGTATGGCCTACGGGCTGAACCATGCCAACTCCGATCTGGACCAGATGGGAGTCTTCATTGCGCCCACCGTGGAGGTTGCTGGCCTGAACTGGAACACACATTCCGAGTCATGGACAAACACATCCCCGGATGGAGACGACCTGACCATGCACGAGGTTGGTAAGTTCCTGCGTCTGTGCCTCGGTGGTAACCCGACACTGATCGAGTTGCTTTTTATGAACGAGTATAGTATACTTACAGATGATGGCAAAGAGATTGTGGCTATTCGGGATTCAATCATCTCCGAGCGAACTCTTCGTAAGTCCTACTACGGTTATGCTAAATCCCAGTTTGAGCGAATCAGACAAGACGAGGATAACTTCAAGCACAAGATGGCGCGACACACATTGCGCATCGCCAGACAGGGTACATCTCTCATTTCAACCGGTGGTTTCGATGTGAAGGTGGACAACCCCCAAGAGTACTTCGATTTGACTACGCTACCTTTTAACGAGATGCTGGATGTCATCAGAGATGAACTAAACATTCTGGATACGTGCAAGTCGGTTATCCCTGACGAGCCAGACCGAGAAGCTGTTGCGGAAGTTCTACGAGCTATCCGCTTCGAAAACCTCCTGTAGTAACTTAAGATAGGCCCTCACTTTGTGGGGGCCTATCTGCTCCAACGAAAAAGAAAGAGACAATGAACAAATTCCTAAAGCAGATTCCACGCCCGGTCAAGTCAGACGAAGAAAAGTCGTTTGATTTCGAGCAGGCAGTAAAAGATGTCACCGCACTTATTTCCCTTGTCTCAATTCCTACTGGCGGTAACCGGCTGGCACGCTCTGTGACTATGGTCTCTGCCGGTCTCACCATTGCCTCACTTGGCAGGAATGTGTACCGCTACGCCCAGAACGTAGTCCACGGTCGGGACTTCACCTTGAAGATCGAAGAGGATGATTACCTCTACGATGTGGCAGAAAAGTGGCTTATGTCATCCCTCCCGGAGGACAAGAAACGTGCTGTATTTGTCCGCACCGTCTGGACCTCGGCCAACGACTACAGCCCCTCCAAGTTCAATTGGAAGATGACTTACGACGGTTCCATCGAACAGGACATCACCATCAACGGCCACACTGTCACGGTCGGTACAGAGAAGGGGGATGGCCCGGAAAAGAAGAAAGATGAGCCTTCCAAGTTCGACAAGTTCGCTACAGGTCGGACAATCATCTTCAGGTGCCCCTCAGCAGCCGCACGTGACGATGTGAGGGCCGAACTGGTGAAGGAGGGCCAACTACGCACACGCCGCTCTCCGGGCTTCTACACGAGCCGCTGGGGGTCTTTCCACCGCACCTCTTCAATCGCTCGCCGCGAGAAGGATTCTGTCATTCTCAAGGAAGGTCAGATGGACCGCGTCATCGACCACATCCGTCAGTTCCGTCAGAACGAGGAAGAATACGACAAGTTCGGTATCCCGTTCCGAACTGGCATTATGCTCTCGGGCACTCCCGGCTCCGGTAAGACCTCAACGGCGACTGTAGTTGCCAACGAGCTTGACATGGATGTATACTACCTGTCAATCCTTGCGATGGAAGGAGACTCTGATCTGGAGACCAGCATCGGTCGTGTTCCGCCGAATGTTATGGTGGTACTGGAAGATATCGATGCTGTACGCGCCACCAAGGACCGCAGCGAAGAGCTAACAGCCGCAGACGTTCCGAATAACAACGATGTGTCTCTGTCGGCACTTCTGAACGTTCTGGATGGTATGCAGTCTCCGCGTGGTGTTGTGTTCGTTATGACCACCAACCACCCTGAGAAGCTTGACCCGGCCCTGAAGCGTCCGGGACGCGTGGACCTGCACGAACATCTGACCCATCTGGATCACCACCAGCTTACCCAGATGATCAACTACTACTCCGGTGGCACCTATGACGGATTTATCCCGTATGTTGATCCAGAGGATGAGATCACGTCTGCCGAAGTGATGCAGGTCATTCGCAAGAACCTTCCGAAGCAGGAAGTCTACGGCTCTGAAGTTTCAAGGTACGTCTCAGACAAGCTCTTGACAAAGCTCGAATCCTAGGATACAATGCTGCCGCTTTACTTTTTGCTCTAACTCGTGTAGAATAGAGAGTGTACTACCCACTAGACTTAGGAAATACACTCGTGATTAATATTGTAGTAAACTACGCGTATCAGACATTGGGAGCGGCAGCATTGCCCGAAGACCAGAAATGGGGCTTTGGAAAGATGCACATGGCCGCAGAACGTTGGCCCGAAACCGCCGAAGAGCTAAAGGAAGTCGCTCGTACTATCGGCCTAGAAGGCAAATATGAGGCCGTCGCGATCCAGAACATTCGGTCGGTAGACAAGCTGATCGATGATGGTGACATTGTCATCGAGGGGACTATCGTTGACGATGCAGAGTAATTGGGCGGAGGACGCCTCCTGCCAGAATACCACGGTGGACTTCTACTCACAAGACACAACTGAAAAGAAACTGGCAAAGGCGATCTGCGCCGAATGCCCTGTTAGACAAATCTGCCTCCAGACAGCCCTTGACAACAAGGAACGCTTCGGCATCTGGGGAGGGGCAGATGAAATTGAACTCCGCAAGGACATGGCTATCAACGCCAAAGGTGAGTCCCACGTATCAACACAAGGCAAGATTCGTTGCCCGTATTGTGGGCCGCTCTCGACCAAATACCTGAAAGTTGTTGCCCGACATCGTACACGTACTGATATCGAGTGCACCAACTGTGGTACCCATTGGACAGCACGAAAGCTGATCAACAAGCGGGGCACCAACTGGTAAATGGACTCAGACCTTTCCTTGTGGTAGAATTCTATACACAAAACAATGAAAACGCAAGGGAAGAAGTTACATGTCCAAATGGGATGAGCAGTTTGCCCCGGTTCTAGCACAGGGCCGGGAAGTACGAGAGGGGCAGAGAACCCTCGGCAACGCGATCATCGATGTGGTGGAAAAGGGCGGCAACCTAATTGCCGAAGCATCAACAGGCACCGGTAAGTCATTCGCGACTCTGGTGCCTGTGATCGTTGCAGTCCAAAAGGCAAAAAAGAAGAAAGAAGACTACCGTGGTGTTGTCTCTACGGAGACCCTAACACTTCAGGACCAGATTTTCAAGAAGGACTTGCCGTTCCTCGCAACCTTGTATCCGGACTTCACCTATGGTAAGCTCATGGGTAGAAGCAATTATCTCTGCTTCGAGGTCGCAAAAGACAACGCAATCGGTGTCAAGGAACTCGATGCACTGGTAACCTTGCTTGAGACCCGTCAAGCCAACCTTGGCGATGGCGAAAAGTCTGACGTTGAACGTGTCATCGGGCGTAAACTGGAGAAGGAAGAGTGGAGCAAGCTAGCTGGCTCTTCTACTTTCTGTGGCGAGAACAAGTGCCTCCCTGATGTCTGCTATGGTGCCAAGGCACGTAAGACTGCCAAAGAGGTCGATATCCTCGTAGTCAACCATGCTGTGCTTGCAACGGACCTCGAAATCCGCTCCAACGCACTCCCGGAGTCCGGGGCGGAAGATGGTCTCGTGGGTACCTTCGAGACTCTGATTGTTGATGAGGCCCACGAGCTTGCCCCTGTCCTTGTTGAGCAGGGCACTAAGGAAGTCTCCCTATGGGAACTCTCCGCCATGGGCGGGACCATCATTGCCGGTATTGAGCATGCCCAGCTTGTCCTCGCCAATGCCTCTATCGGACGCATTGCTTCTGAAGCTGTGGATGATATTGTAGATGCGTTCAACTCCATCCAGAAGTTCTATCAGCTTCTTGCTGAGAAGTCTGGAGAGCAGTGGACCAACTACAGCACGGCGGTGTGCATCAAGAACCTCATGATGGGCCAGCCAGCGTACATAATCCACGCCATGGATGTCTATGAGCAGCAGGTCCCGCAACTCCTTCAGAACGCCCTAGAGACGCTGGAGAAGGTGCAGAAGTACCTCACCAAGGGTGTAGCTGTAGCCTTCGAGGAAAAACTCAAGAAGCGTGTCAAGATTTCCAAAGCGCTCCGCACTGCGGGAGAGCTTGCCGGTAACGTCCGTATCCTCCAGTCTGCCATGCAGACCAAGGACGGGATCATCTCCGAGTACGGAATCTATGGTGTCACTGTCCGTGGCTGGGAGAAAAAGAAGGACAACTCCAAGGGCATGACCATGAGGATGAAGCCCATGGATGTGTCTGGACGTGCACAATACCTCTTCCACAACAAGACCAACATCCTTGTCTCGGCAACCCTCACAGACCTTACAGACGGTACATTCAAGTACGTCAAGACCGCCACAGGGTTCCCATCCGGTGCCAAGGAACTCCGAGTCACAACCCCGTTCGACCTTGCCACCCAGCAGATGTTCTACATGACTCCTGCCACAGGGACAAAGGTCGGGCACCTCCGTGGCGCACAGTTTGACTTCGATGAACTCGTTGACCTCATTATGGCTGCACGTGGCCGGTCCCTTGTCCTGTTTACCTCTCGCGAGGAACTGGATTGGGCCTCTGAGGCTGTCAAGGTTCTGCATGCTCAGGGTGTGTTCCCATACAACATCCTAGTACAGGAACGTGACGCTGACAAGGCAGAACTGATGGATAAGTTCAAGTCAGACACGCACTCGGTATTGTTTGCTACCAAGAGTTTCTTTGTGGGCATCGACGTTCCCGGTGAAGCGCTGTCCGCTGTGTGGATTTGCAAGTGGCCTAACCCACAGTACAATGCCGAATGCAAGCAGCAGGTCATCTACTGGGGCGGTCGGGGGTTCAAGAAATGGTACGAACGTGAGTCTTTGACAACATTCCAACAGGGTGCTGGACGATTGATCCGGTCATCTGGTTGCAGAGGCGTCGTAGGTGTGCTAGACTTTAGAGTCTCCGACGCAAAGCAGAGCGTCTACAAGTCTGCTCTAACTGGCGTACAGGCCATCGGCTCACCAGTGACAATCAAAATTGATGATGTCAAGACCTTCTTGGCATAAGGAAAAGGAAAACAATGAAACTATCTGATTACGCTGGGGAGGTAAGAATCTCTTCCAATGATGCAAAAACCTTTGTCCAGTCATGGTTCAAGGCGGACGACAAGATTTGCATCTCGGGTCTCCGATCCGAACGTAGCGGCTCCATGGATGCAGTGTCCCAGTCTATGACGGCTAGGGAGTTTGTGTCAACGACCGATGACCAGTCCCTAGAGGATACCGTCTTCGGTGAAGATGGCAGCATGTGGAATATCTACATCTCTGTCTGCCCGATCAAGGAAGACGTGACCCTGAAGCAGCGCGGAACAAAGTCCAATGTGGACTACGTTCCCGGTGTGTGGGCTGATCTCGATGTGAAGGAGGGCGGGTTCTCTTCCCAGAAGGAAATCCTCCAGTGGCTCAACGAGCTTGAACTTCTGCCCACGGTTATCTGTTCCTCCGGGTCCAGCGGTGTGCACGCCTACTGGAAGCTACGTTGGGACGAAAAGGGTAACGAAGCGCTGGTCGATAGCTGGTGGTCCTACCTTGACGAAATGGCTGGCGAGCGTAAGATTGACAAGCTCATTGACATTACCCGTATCCTCCGACTTCCCGGAACCATCCGGTTCCCTAAGAAGGAAGAGACTTCCGGTAAACTGGGTTCTGTCTCCATCATCTCGATCTACCCTGACCGCCGCTACTCTGTGTCACAGATACAGGAAGTATCCGCCGAAGCTATGGCCCGTAAGGCAACCGAACGAAAGCGGACAATCCAGAAGATTGCAGAACGCCGTGCACAGGTAGACGAGATGGCACGTGGACTTATCGATGTCAACACCCACTGGGGATACCTTCAGGCCATTGCACACGTCGAGGACTATGTCAATGAGAACTGGCAGTGGGCGCATATTCTGGAGCCGCACGGATGGAAGTACCGCAGGACACTCTCTGACGGGTCCAAGGAATGGGCACGTCCGGGCCAGAGTGACCGCTCTGCCGTCGTAGATTACGAAGGTAGCCCGGTTATGTCACTTCTGTCTATGAGTGAGTCTACGGGCCTTGCAGACCTCAAGGACGCAGGCGTTCCCCTCACCAAGTACACCGTGGCCCTGCGTCTGATGTTCGCTGATGACGAAGCGGCTATGACCCAGTACGTTGTCGAAGAGCAGAAAGCTTTGGCGACCGAAGAAGCCCTGCGTTAAAGTAACCATACACACAACCAAGAAAAGGCAATAATGAAGAAAATTTACGACACAATCTTCCTCGCTGGCGTACACATCCACATCCTTCTTGACCGAGTTCTCGTGGCCATCGAACACAGGTTTGGGGGTAAGAATGGCAAGAGGTAAGATCGATAGCAACTGGATATCCAATAACTACCTGTCTTCAACCAACCCTATTACCAGTTTCAGGGGGAGTCTCTACGACAACACAATATACCCTGCCGTCGATACGTACGCTGATAATGCCGGAATTGACGACCTCACCGGCAGGGAGATGCTGGAGGTTATCCAGAAGGGTGTCTATAAGACTCTGGTGGTCCGTAGGGACGACGCTAAGGCTCTCTGGGAGGAAGAGGATGATGACGCTTCCTACGGCGAGTACAAGGCCCTGAAGGACGCTGTAGAGCTTCTGGATGCCTTCTTGAAGCAAGCACCCAACGCCCGATACTCGGGACTGAAGCGTAGGGATGATTACAACCGATATGACGGCTACGGACGACTGTACTAACCTATGGCGACCAAAAGAGGGACATCAAACTCCAACAGCAGAGGTAGCTCCTATTCCCGGAGAGTCCGCAAGCAGTGGCTTCTGGACAGCTTCGGAGACGGCGAAATCGCACTTTGTTCATTCGACTGCGGTACAGAACTCACATTTGACACAATCACAGTAGACCGCTACCCGCTCTCGGGTATTGACGGTGGAACGTACAAGCGTGACAACATCCGTCCTGCCTGCGGACCCTGTAATTCTGCTGACGGAGCCGCCATCGGTACTGCACGCAAGCAGGCTAGATTGGCTTCTTAGCCCAAGTTGTGATATCATTGTTGTAGAAACACCCAACCACTAAAAGAAATACCAAGGTAATATGGAAAACAAAAAGAGAATTGATCCGGACTACGTACCAGACGAAAAGAAGGTATGGAGGCCCGTCTCACTGACCCCTTGCGATGCCCCTCCGGGTAAGCCTGCTGGTCTATACTTCATGGGAATCGAAGAGCTTCAGGGCGCTTGGGTCGGTGAAGGTGATGATAAGTACTGGGAGGAAGCCGAGTGTGGTACCATCGAGTTCGAGATTCCTACCCCGGATGATCTGAAGCGCGAGTACCCCGGTATCGGTGATTTTGTAACAAAGCGTGTCGAAGTTCTTCGTGCACGTCGCTATGTCATCAAGAGATTTGAACCTAACGGCAAGGTAAAGAACGCATTCGACGGTGCCTACAGTGGCCCTCGTAAGTGGTCCTAACCTCTCCCTAAACCCAAATGACGAATGACAAAGAAAAATTACAGATCACTATGATAAAAGGTAAAGAATGGGCGAGACTCAAATCCTCAACACGCTCTACAAGGAGCTACGTCTAGACAACTGGTGGAAAGACCTACTAGGCCAACCGGCATCCTATGAAGACTTCGATATCTACAAGGCAATGGAATCCATTCCGCGTACAGAAGCTTCTGCTGCTGCTGCAATTAGTAAGAAACTGGAAAACTACCTATCGTTCGTAGAACTAACGGGTAGATGGTACATCTGGGATGCCCGTATCCACACACCGTGTGACGGTGAAGGGATCGCGGTCAAAATCGTCAAACTCTTCTACCAGACACTACGTGACGCCTTGGCTTTTGTCAAGGACTTCATTACGCGTCAGGCACAGGCCGCACGTGTGGCCGGTGGCGACAAGACAGAAGAGAAAGCTGCTGCTATCATGGCAACATACGAAAAGGGCGAGTTCTCCAAACACCGCAACTTCCGTGACCGTATCGCAACCGATGCCGGAATCTCTGCCGTAGTCCGCATGCTTCGCACTGAGTGTGACGTACCCAGCGACTACTTCGAGAACGATCAGCGTTGGTTTGTCATGCGTAACTATGTTCTGGACCTTGATGACCTCCGCAAGTCCACCAAGGACAACTTGGTGTTCACCTTGCTGGCGCACTCTCCGGAGAGGCCTGTCACCAAGTACTTCGATGCTGAGTACGTCCACGATGCCAACCTGCACCACTGGGACGGCTTCTTGGAACGCTCAATCCCTAACAGGGCGATGCGCCGGTACTTGCAAAAAGTTACTGGTGCTGCTATGATGGGGACATCGAAACTGAGAACCATTCCTAACCTGTACGGACCTCCGGGTTCGGGCAAGTCAGTATTCATCAATACGATGTTCAAGCTGGGTAAGGAAGGTGCTGGATACGCTTGTATGCCTGACTCTAAGGCCATCATCAAGGTCTCCGGGCAGAACTTCGAGCAGGATGCCATGCGTAGCCGTAGGTTCATTGGCATCTCCGAACCAAGCCACAGCGAGCACATCGATGATGACTTCCTGAAGAAGTTCACTGGTGACGTGTGGGTTGAGACCCGTACGCTGAATGTGAAGTCCTCAGGCTGGGTTCCGCAGGGTGTAGTATTTGTTGCGTCCAATAAGCCGCTGCGAATTAACACCCGCGATAAAGCGATTGTCAATCGTGTACAGTTGATCGAATTCCCCATCGAGTTTCAAGCAGAGATGCCCGGAATGTATGTCCCGGAAGAGCGTCGTATGATTCTGGACCTCGAAGATTTGATCCTTGCAGACCGCAGTCGAATCCTGTCTTGGATTATCCAAGGTATGATTGATTTCGTGCTGGACGGCCAAAAGCTGTCTCCGCCCGAAGA